ATTCTCCTATAAGCTTATAACCCTCACCTTCAACTTGTTTTATAAAGTTTGATTTAGAAGTTTCTGAATGTTGACCATCGCATATAGGACATCTACTACCATTTTTAAAACTGTTAGGTGTAACAAAGTATCTATGACCTTTATCACACTCTAATTCTACCTTAATACGATTATTAACATATTTTCCAATTAATTTATATCTTTCATTTTTAACTTGATTTATAAATTCTAATTTGGCAGTTTTTGAATTGTGTCCGCTACATATTGAACATCTTCTACCTTGCTTAAAGCTGTAAGGAACGACACTATATCTATGTCCTTTGTTACATTCTATCTCAACTTTAGTACTACTATTAACATATTCTCCTATAAGCTTATAACCCTCACCTTCAACTTGTTTTATAAAGTTTGATTTGGCAGTTTTCGGATGGTTGCCACTACATATAGGACATCTATGACCACTTTTAAAATCACTAGGATTAACAGAATATTTATGACCTTTATCACATTGTAACCCCACCTTAGTTGTAGCATTAACATATTCTCCTACCAATTTATAGTTTTCATTTTCCAATAACTCACAAAAACCTATATATACTTTCTTTCCCCTTTCAGTATCTCTACCCTTATATAAATTCCAGTTTATCATATTATTTCCTCCTTAATGTTTTATGTAAAAAGAGGTGTAAAAATACACCTCTAAGCAACTTCTAATATTTCATCATATCCTATTAGGGTTTGATTTTCATCATCTATTAATAAGATGAAAACTCCAAAATCTACATTGTTATTAAACTCAAATTGCTTATCGTGTGTAATTATAGTTCCCTTCTTTAGTTCCTTAATTCTTGAGATAATTAAACTTCTATTCATATAGCACCTCACATCTATTGTTTTCTATTGCTTCATTGATAGCTTCTGTTATAACTCTAAGTTCATCTCTATCTAATTTTCTAAAGCTACCATGTTTGCAAGTTGTTCCACTTGTAACTCTATACACCCCTTTCTTGTTATAAGATAGTTTAATGTCTAAGTAAGATGAAATAGCATAGCAACCACAATTTTTACTATGATATATATTTAGATTAGTACCTCCAAATATATTCACCTTTAGAACTTTGTCCATATTTCTCATATTATCTCTCCTTATTTATTTTATATTTATATTGTGTAATTAGATTATATATTCTACAACTTTTAATGTCAACACCTTTTTATAATTTTTTAGAAAATTTTTCCGTTTTAGACACCAGTCTAATAATGTATGATTATTGTATGATTATATGATTTATATAGTGGTATTAAAAATGTCGTTTCTATAAGGTATTGAATTTGTCCTTTTGTATATGGTATTAAAAATGACCACATTATTTCACATCTATCAAACGCTTATATGGTACTGGTTTGCCAGTTTCATTTATCATACTAAATTCACAATACTTTATTAGGTCTAATTGCTTCAATATATTAAGCTTATTCTTTAGTTCATCCATAGATTTCTTGTTTTTGCTTGAAGCTAGAGCAAAGCACTCTTTAAGAAGAAGCTTGTATGTGAATAAAGGTGTATTAAAGTTATTGTAACTTTGTTTAAGGTATATATAAAGTTTTAATAAGTTTAAGCTACATTCTTTAACTATCTTTTCTAATATATCCAATTCTATATATTGAAAAGGTTCATCCTCTTTATATGGTAGCTCATATATATTAACTACATTACCTTTAAGCCCTACAATCTTACTCTTACTTATATATCCATAATCTAATAGAACCTTAAAAGCTCTCTCAACATTCTTCCTTGGAAACCTTGGCTTTCCATTTTCACTATTCCCAAAGTATTGTTCTACTTTAACATGAGAATAGGCTGAAGTGTATATGAATCTTCTTTGCGTTGTCTTGCAATAAGTTGAAACAAGTTGAAGATATCCATATAGAATATCGTTAGGCTTTGACCTACTTATATTAATGTTACCCTTCATAAAGTTACTATCTATGGGTATTCTCCTTAGTGTACTCAAAGTTTTACCTCCTATATAATATAAATATAAAATAATTATACGAAACACCCTTAACTCTGTCAATACAAATTATATAATATAAATATAAATGTTATTTGAAAATAGAATAAAGGAGAGATGTTTTTATGATGAACGTATTTTTGGCTATCTTAGCCCTATTAGCATTAGTTGGAGTTGCTTATGCTTTATCCGATAATAAGAAGAGGGTTAATTGGAAAACTGTTGGTGCTGGATTAATAGGACAATTTGTTATAGTCTTATTTGCTTTAAAAGTTCCAATAGGACAAGTTATCTTGGAGAAACTTGCTTTTGGATTCCAAAAAGTTATTGACTTTGGAATAGAAGGTATTACTTTCGTGTTTGGTTCTTTGGCTACTGGCCCTATGATTTTCGCAGTTAGTGTATTAGGTATGATAGTTTTCACATCGGCTTTAATATCTGTATTATACTTCTTAAAGGTTATTCCTTTTATAGTTAATACTTTAGGTGGGTTAATTGCTAAGTTTTTAAGTTGTTCTAAGGTTGAAGCAATGTCAAGTGTTGCTAACTCATTCTTAGGAGGAAATGAAGCTTCATTAACTATTAAACCTTATCTTCCTAAACTAACTAAATCCGAGTTCTTCTGTTGTATGGCTGGTGGATTCTCATCTGCAAGTGCTGGTATCTTAGGTGGATATGCTGCAATGGGTATGGATATGAAATACTTATTATTAGCAGTTTTCACAGTTCCTTTTGCTTGTTTAATGTTCTCTAAAATATTAGTTCCAGAAACAGAAGAATCTCAAGTTAAAGATGCTAGAGCAATTCATTCTACAGATTCTAATATCTTTGAAGCTATAGCAAATGGTTCTCAAACTGGTGGTCAATTAGCTATCGCAGTTGCTGCTTCATTAATAGCTTTCGTTGGAATAGTTGCTTTAATTAATGGATTCTTAGGTATCTTTGGTACTTCATTAGCAGAATTATTAAGTTGGATTTTCTCACCAATAGGATTCTTATTCGGAATACCTCAAGGAGAGCTATCTACTTTTGGTCAAATAGTTGGTACTAAAACTGCAGTTAATGAGTTTGTAGCATTTAGCCAATTATCAGAATCTCTAAAAGTTCTTTCACCTAGAACTATAGCTATATTAACAGTTATCTTAACTAACTTTGCTAACTTTAGTGTTATAGCTATCCAAACTGCTGGAGTACAAGCTCTATGTCCTAGCAGAACATCAGAGATGAGTAAGATAGGATTAAAATGTTTATTATGTGGAACTTTAGCTACACTTTCAACTGGAGCTATGGTTGCAATGGTACTATAATAAGAGAGGTTTTTACCTCTCTTTTTTATTTTTTTAAAAAACTCTTTACAAACAGATTGTCCTATTATACAATATAAATACAAAGTGAATTAATGAATCACTTTAGGGTTATCATTAAAATATTTTTAACATAAAAATGGGCTTATTGTTAGGCTTTATTTAATGATTTAATTAACTGTTAAATCGTTCATATATTTATTACAAAAAATAGGTATATTGATAGTTGCAAAGCTGGAAATTTCCAATTACAATAAAGTTGTCATTAGTTTAATTGATGTTTTGTAAACATGAAGTTATCTTAAAATAACATTAAACTACTTGACATAAAAGTGTGATTTTATTTTAAAAACAACCCAAATTTATAGACTTACAATTAATTTACGACAGATAAAATATATAATATAACTATAAAGATTAAATGAGGAGAGTGTTTATTATGAAAAACGTTAGAGAAATGGTATTAAGAGAAAAAGAATTAAAGGAAATGATTAACTTCAATCTTGAAGAAATGGAAATGATGATGGATTTAGCAACTTTACCTAAATATGAAAATTCTTCATCTTTACAAGAAAGATATGAAGCTTTTGAAAAAGAAACAAATGAAATGTTAGCAGAACTAAAATCATTAAAGAAAGAAATAGATGAGCTAAATGAGTTCGTTGAAATAATAGATGATGTTAGAAAAGATATGCAAGAAGAAGTTGTTCCAATGGGAATCATAGAGATTAATGGAACTGGATTCTCTTGGAAAGAAATTGATAAAATAGCATAAGAAAGGAATGGTGATGTTTTGGTGATAGTTGTCGCTGGTATGATTGGTGGGGGTAAATCTTCACTTACAAAAATAATTTCTAAAGAGTTGGGTTCTAAAGCATTCTATGAGAGCGTAGAGGACAATCCTATACTGCCTCTATTTTATGGTAGGGATGAGGAAGAGGTTGTTGCTAATGACTATCCTTTTAAGCTTCAATTATACTTTTTAAATACTAGATTTAAATCAATAAAAGAAGCTTTAACTCATAAGAATAATGTATTAGATAGAAGCATCTATGAAGATTGGTATTTTGCTAAAGTTAATAAAGATTTAGGCAGAATAGATGATTTAGAATTTAGTCTTTATGAGGGGCTATTAAATAACATGATGGAGGAACTAGATGAACTTCCTAAAAAAGCTCCCGATCTATTAATCTATCTTAAAGGTTCATTTGAAACTTTCATTAAAAGAATAGAGATGAGAGGTAGAGATTATGAGGTTGATGAGGATTTAAAATCTTATTACTACACATTATGGAAAGGCTATGATGAGTGGGTATATAACAACTACAACAAATCTCAAGTTCTTACTATAGATATTGATGAAGTTGATTATGTTAACAACGAAGAGGATAGAGAGATGGTTGTTAATATGGTAAAAGATAAATTAAAAGAAATACACGGAGAGGATTAATTCCTCTCTTTCTTTTTATATAATATAAATATAAAGTAAATAAATATGGAGGTATAATATGAAAGGCGTAACTGTTTTAGATGAGAAGATTTTAGTTGATAACCTAGAAATAGGGGCTAGGCTTTATGGAGGGGCAACGCTTAATTTAGCTAGTGGAGAGATGTTTTCCTATACTAGGATAAGTTCAAAGGACTTGACATCAAATAAACCAACTGTGGTTGAATTTTTAATTCCAGTTAACAATTATTCTTTTGATATTGATTCTGTAGGGAATGAGCTTAAATTTCATAAGGATTGTAATGTTGAAGAGGGAGAATCGCTTTATATGGGTTCTTGGATGGATTCAACTGGCAACATGATTTATGACAAAACTATGGGTATTAAGATTACCAAGGATATTTTAACTAAAGAAGATATTCAAATGATAATATATAAGGCTAGATTACTTTGTGTCATATTGCAACAAGATGCTTTAGCAGTAATTATAGATGAAACTATGTTAATTATAAATAAGTAGGAGGATTTTAATTATGAAAAATTTAAAAGTTGGAGATAGAGTTGTAATTAAAAATTTCAAAAAATTAGGAATTAAAGAAGGTAGTAATTCAGCATCTAAATTTAAGTTTGGATTTGTGGATGCTTTTAGAGATTACTCAAATAAAATAGCAAAGATAACAGAAATGAATGGCGAGGAAATACTTCTTAATATTGATGAAGGTTTATTTAGTTGGGAAAAGGAAGGATTAAACTTTGTAAGCTACCTAGAAAAAGGTGATTATATAAAATGTATGGGTGAGGTTTTAGATTGCACCATAGGCAAATCGTATGAAATAGAGTATATAGAAGATAACTTTGATGTTGTAATAAAAGATGATTCTGATGAGCTTCATTGGATAACATCAAAATTTATAGAAAGTAATTTTGAGTATGATTGTAGCAAACTTGATAAACAAATGGAAGGCATTACAAGCGTAGTAGGAGAAGTGGTTGCAGATAAACTTCAAACTTCTTATATGGCTTTAACCCCTGGTCAAATAACTGGTGGAGTTCTTGAAAGGGCTTTAGAGAAGATTAGAGCTAAAAGAATTTATTTAGCATCACCATTCTTTAATGATAATGAGCTTTTAGATATGGTTAAGGTTTTAGGAACTTTAAGAAATAAAGGATTGAATGTATTTTCTCCTTATGAGAATCAAAATAAGCAACTAGAATTTGCTTCTGATCCTTGGAGAGAAGCAACATTTAATAGTGATGTTAGCAATATAGATAGTGCAGATATTGTTGTAGCTATAGCAAATGGAAACTATATGGATAGTGGAACTGCATGGGAAATAGGATATGCTTATGCAAATAAGAAGCCTATAATCTTAGTTAACTTAAATAAAGAGCCAGTTAACTTAATGATTTCAGATTCTATTCATGCTTATATAGATAGTATAGAAGCTTTAGAGGAATATGATTTTAATAAACTAGAAAAGATAAGATATGAAAACTATATATGGTAAAAGGAGAGGATAAAACCCCTCCTTCTTTTATTTACATATTCATTATCTTATTCCAAAAATCATCTTCATTATCCATTAACTTATCAATGGAAACTGCTTCCTTAGTTTCTTTTACAATTGGCTCTTCTTCAATTATATCAACATCTATTATCAAATCTTCACTTGCAACTGCAACTTCTTCTTCAAATGATTTCTTCATTGATTCTAAGTTTTCTTTTATATCTTTAACTACATTACTATTAAGTGTGATTCCTCCCATGATTAGTAGTGGATTATCATCAGTATAACCTACAAAATAATCTTCTGTTACTTTAAAGATATCTATTACCTTATCATAATCAAAATCCTCTTTAACACTTAATCCTAGATACTTACAAGCTAAAGCACCACCAGTTGAGAATATTGAATCTTCAATTATCTTTGACATAGATTTCTTATTATCAAAATCTGCTATTTTATAGATAGCACCAAAACCTCTTGATTCTGTAAGAAGTTCAAGCTCTGCATTATCAATGATACCACTCTTATTAACTTCTTTTGTATTCATAAATCCATCGTATAAATCTGCAAACTCTTTATTGATAGCTAACTTATTAGCTCTCTTATTATTATCTAAGATGTAGAATGTTCTAATTTCTTTTATCTTCATTAATTCATTCCAACAAGCTAGGCAATTTTCGTGAGCCTTTTTAGATTCATTAAGACTAGGTTCTATGGCTATAACATTGATGTGTAACCCTGGATTAGTTTGGCAAAGTATTTGAATTAATGCTGGAGCTATACCACTTCCAGTACCTCCACCCATAGAGAATACAAAGTTTACAACTCTTTGGTTAGGGAACTCTCCAGTTTTATCTATCATTGAGTGTATGTGCTTCTTAGCATATAACTTAGCTCTATTTCTATTCCTTGCACTTCCACTAGCTGCTGGTATAACAAATACGTTAGTAGCATTATCTAAACCTTTTATATCATCATAAGAAGTATTAATAAATAACCCATTATATCTTCTATCCTTCTTTAGCATCTCACTTGCTATGTTGTTTCCAGCTTGACCAATTCCTACAAATAAAACTTCACTCTTATTCATTTTTTAATTCTCTCCTTCACATTTAAATTCTCTTTTATTATCTTCACTAGACACTATTAAAGTGCTTAGCAAGTAACTACCTTCATTTGTAATGAAGTAGGTTTTAGCGTTCTTTTGCATAAACCCTTCATTAACTAAACCCCTTGATTGTAAAACTTTAACTGTGCTTCTCACTTTAGTATGAGATAATTTTGAAGCCTTTACAATGGTTGATATTGGTACGCCAGTTAATTCACTAACCCCACCAGATTTCCTAATTGCATCTAATATAAATATATCATTCTTTGTGTAAGACAAAATGTTGTACCTCCTTTAACCTTATATCTATATTATACTGTCTTGAAACAATGTTGTCAATATCTTATCACAATATTATTTAAACTTTTAAACAACATTAAATAACATTAAACGACAACACACTTTTTGCAATAAAAAAAGGATGAAATTCTAAACTAAGAACTTCATCCAAAGAATGGTTTATAATATTTATATTACATAAATAGGTTTTTCACATCTCTTATAATTTACAACTATTTTATATATTTGTCAATGATTTTTATTGAAAAATATATTTACATTGTAGCACCAATGCAGTATAATGATATTAGTGAATTGAATATGACATATACATTAATCAACATATGTAAACTTGTCTGGATATAAAGTTTTAACTATGTCGATTGTACTCTCGATAAAGTCACCAGTATTTGTATTAATCTCGGCTAAATAATACAAGTTGGTGGCTTTTTCATTTGTATTCCTATGTTTCCTACCTATTATGAATATCCCTCCTTTCTCTTCTAACGATTTCAGAATCTTTATTACTTTTTGTTTTCCCCAACCTAAATCATTTGACATCCTAGATTGACCTGGGTACATATATTTAGATTCTCCACCAAACCCCCAAAGATATATATACATCATCTTTTCATCGGAGCTTAGTCTTGGATTCCTAACAAAGCTATTAGGAACTTGGACAAAATAGTTTTGTGGCGTTATGACTCCATTTGATTTCTTTATCCTATCTAATAGGATTTCTATTTCCTCTTGTGAATAATTCAACTTTAATCCCCCTCAAAATAAATTATTCACCAATTATCATCATAATCTGCTAGTTCTATTATAAACAAAAACAAATGGAACTACAAGATGCGTATTTATCTTTTTCTATTTATACTTTCTCTATTTATACTTTCTATATTTATATATATGAATATATTTAAGGTATGATTTTCATACTAGGGGGTAGTATGATTTTAATACTAAGGTAGTATGATTTTCATACCTGGGTAGTATGATTTTCATACTAGGGTAGTATTAAAATCATACTTGGGTTGTGGATAATGTTAATATTGTGGATAAAGAAAGAGAGTAGATTAATTTTCTACTCTCCAATTATCTAATGTGTAATTTGTGATTTTCTTTACTATCTTATTAATTCTTCTAGTTGTTTTCATTTTATATTCATTCATTTCTTCTGCGATTTCTGTTTTCTTATACCCTTTATTGATTAAGTTTATTGTGATTATCTCATCTTTATTAAAGATATTTTTATTTGACATCTCTTTTAAAAGTTCATTGAGTGATAATCTAAGAGTTGCCACATCATCTTGAGGTTCAAATTCTTTTATTAAGAATAGAAGTTCTTTGATGTGTGAAGGATTGTGCCAATCAAATTTATCCCAGTTAGGGCAAGTTGAATCTTGTAATAAGTTTTTAGGATTCTCACCAAAGATACCTCTAAGATGAACTACACAATATTCCATATCATACTTCATAGATGATTTAATCTTTAAAAGGATTTGCCTTCTACCTTTATACTTTGATAGGATATATTTTTCTATTTCTTCTATTGAACCCCCACCAACATAGCTAAACTGGTTGGTTATTCTTAGAATCCATTGCGATTTTTTATCTTCTTTTATGTTGTTTAAGCCATCTATAACTCTTATTATACATTCGATTTTCTCTATTGCATTTTGATATTCATTTAAAACTTCTGCAGCATAGTCACCTTTATTTAATTCATATTGTTTAGATGTGATTTTTTTAGATTTCTTATAGTTACCTTTCTTAGTTTTGGTAAGATGATTTATAATTCTATCTTCGTTTCCAGATATGCTGTTATTCTCATTTAAATTTTGATGATTTACAAAGCTGACTATTGCATCCAAGTAATCTTCTCTTGATGTTAAGTTCTTCATCTCAGTTTTATCAACGTAGAACCCATAAAGCTCTCCACGCTTCTTTTCGATTCTTCTTTCTTCTCTAACATCTTGAGATGCTAAGATATAATCTGCCCACTTTTCAATTTCCTTACAAATTGGATTATCCTCACTTAATGAACCAGTAGTTCCTGGAGAGAATTTAACCCCTAGAGAATTTGAAAAGTAGTCTTTTAAAAATCCATCTGTTTCTGCGATTTTGCCATTAACTACACCAATTCTATCCTTGGATTTTTCTACCTCATATACATTCATATCATCTCTGATCAATTTAAAATCTTTAATTGCGATTCCATTAATTTCTCCATCAAATTTATTATTTTGTAACATAAATATACCTCCTATTTTACTCTATATTTATATTATATAATAAATTTGCAGAAAATTAATTTTTCATATGTAAAATATAGGGAATGTCCCTTAAATTATATAGTTAATTGCGATGTCTGATAATTTCCACATAGAAGGCTCTGTAAGCCTATCTATGTGTTTAATAGGTAAAATATCATATTAGATATTTCTACGATGTCTGCGTGGCTTCTAGGCTTGTATTTGCTTTTCTATTTCTTATAGCCTTGGCACAATCTTTGCAATAAGTGCCATATCCATTATTAATACATCTTCTTTTGCTAAATTGATTATCATCAAGCTCTCTTTTACAAATTTTACATACTTTCATTAATTATCACCCCCAAAGAAATATATTCTCCATAAAGTAATCATATCACGATGATTACTTTAGCAAAATACTTGGCGATTTTATATCTTTATTATATAATTACTCGACCATATTTTTTAAGTTTTGAATATCCTTTTGAGTTGTAAATTCAATTTTATTCTCTGCGATTTCTTTCCAAATCTTAGGATTTTTATGAGTCCATATAGCTGATTTAATTAGTACTACTGATAATACTAATACTACTAATAATGTGATTTTATTTCTTTTTTTCATGATGTGATTCCCCCTGATTTATGTTTATAGAGTTGTTAACTCTATAGAATCTCACACGATTTATGAGATTCTAACAATTAACAACGATTGTTAAAGAAATACTCTATACTTATTTTTAGATAATACCTCCAACTTAAATCCACTTGTGATTAGCTCATTGTATATCCAAAGATTATTCTTTGAGAAAGTTACGATAACATCATAAAGTCCATACATTCTACATTGAGTATAACCATCCATCTCTCTTAATGCTTCTTTTACATCATTTATGTTGATTGGCTTTCTCTCCATTTAAACAACCCCCTTACTATTTACTTAGAGTATATCAACTCTATAGAACCTCATGCGATTATGAGATTCTAACAATTGATATTCTATTAACCTTTTAGGATTGCATAGTAAGGACTTCTAATCCATCTTTGATTGAATAGTTCAACCCTATAACCACAACCCCTTAAAAAATCTATCTCTCCTTTATTTAATTCTTTGACATCTATTGCGATTATACCACCATCTGACAAGAATTTTGATTTCTTGTTTAAAACATCTTTTATACTCATTTAAAACCTCCTACAAAGTTTCTATATAATCATTTAGTATATCTAATATCATCCCCATGCTATCATTTGCATCAACACTCATTAATTCTAATTCTAGGTCGATTGTTGATATTTCATTAGCTAGAGTAGGGTGGTAATCTTCAATTCTTCTAACGATTGCATTGAAAATTATCTCTTCAAAGTTTTCAAACACCTCATTTTTTAAATTTTCATCATATCTTTCCTCTTCAAATATGATATCAATGATTTCTTTGAAGTCATTGTATTTATATCTGCTAAAGAAAACCTCTGCTTCAAGTATGTAGCAAATATTCTCCACGACTTCTGAATTAAATTTATAGTCTTTTATTTCCACGATTCTAAACCCCTTTATGTAATATATTGAGCTATTAACTCTATAAGATATCCCCACGATTAGAGATATCTTAACAATTAATAAGCTACATTGTCGTGCGATTTATAGATATTTTTTCTCCAATTCTTTAACAACATTTAGAGCAACTTGATATCCTTTGATTACCTCTTCGATTTCATCTGAATGTAAAGCACCATAAGCAGTTGTTTGAATTTTAAATCCTTCAATATCGCAAGTATCAAAATTCTCTTCTGTATATATACTTGGCAGATATTTTTCAGATTGGCATCCACTTATAATAAGTGACACATAACCACCATCATGGTATTTAAGTTCTCTAATTTCATATCCTAAGCATTCATAAACCTTTGAAGTTCTTTCTTTTCCTATATTTTCTGATATTAATTTCATCATTTTTATTCCCTCTCTCCACTTTTAAAATTTATTTTTATTTATTTTGATTTTCTGGCGATTATTGGTGATGTTTTCTATAAAATCCAATAACATCATCAATTGATACAAGATTGTCTAAGCTGCAATTATTCTTATTGTTGTCTATAAACACTATTTCTCCACGATATTCTTCATCTTTAAATGTATTGTAAACTAGGCGATGTATTAAGTGTGTTTTACCCTCAAGAGTTACCTTCTTAGAACCATTAGAACTCTTTGATACCTTCACATCTCTAAATACTTTTGTTGGCAATTTTAGGGCGTTTTTTAATATTAATGCCTTATAAACATTCCCTTCCTCATCTATGTAATAGCTGTCATATCCTTTTATTTTCTTCACGATTTCCCCTCCAATAAGATTATATATTTTTGTTTTATTCTTGGGTTATTGGGCGATTACACCCAATAACCTTCTTTCATTAATACAACCACATCGTCATGATTCCTAAATTCCTTTTCGATGTGGTTAAAAATTTCCTCTTTATCTTTGAATGATTTCAAGTCCATGTAATTTACAACATCCCACCAATCTTTAGTATCAAAATTTTCTATTTCATAAGATTTGTAGGTGATTGAGTAATAATATCCATCTACATCCCATATTTGAACCTCAACATCATTGAAGTAACTTCCTAAATCTTCATAGTGATAATTTGTAATAACTAACTCAACCTCATCTAATGATTTAATAATCCCCTTTAATTCTTTTAAGGTTTCACCCTTATTCTTCTTTCCCTCTGCGATTTTGTAAGCTGGTTCACTTGGAATTACCAAGTATTCTTTACTAACTATTGTAAGAGTTCCTTTGTGATTTCCTTCCATGATTTCAACTTCTATTGCATTGTCACTATACTTAGCATCAACAACCTTTACTATTATTGATTCTCCACAAACTATATTTTTAGCTTTAACTAAAGCCCCTTTTCTTAATTTGATTGCCATTTTAAAATTTCCCCTTTCCTTTGCGATTATTTAACGATTTTCTCAAGATATTCTAATTTCAAATCTCTAATGTAGATGTATGGTTGACCACTTTCAACTCCAAGAGCTTCGATAGTACTCACACAAAGCTCTCCATTAACTTTTAAAACTTTTAAAGGTTTCTTGATGGTTTTTTGTTGAATCATATCCCCTTCATGGATATCATTCATAGTTAAATTATCAATAGTTTTTGGTGCGATTTTTGGCTCTTCTTCGATTTCTCTTCTTATTACTTCTAGTAATTCCTTTTGAGATTGTGCAAAGTAGATGCCACATTCCATGATTCCAAATATGTAACCTTCTTTTAGTTCACACACATACTGTCTGTCTGATCCCCATCCCTCAACATAAATGTTGTTAATTTTATCTTGGTATTTCTTGGCGATTTTAATGTTAGTTTTATTATTCATGTAAATTCCTCCTTGGCTTTTGAGGTTTAAGCCTAACCAATATATTCTATATTTTTTTATTATAACCCCTCTTATTGATTGGGTGGTTTATTAATTTATTAATTCTTTTTTTGCGATTTATAGCATTATTCATTTAAAAATGTTTTTATTACCATTTCCAACTCTTTTGCAGATTTTAATTCTAAGTCCCAATCTCCCAGCTCGTAGTGTTGAAAGATATACTCTTGATTATTTTCATTGTAAAGTGCATACGAACCATCTGTAAAATTTATAATTGTATCACCGTCTAATTCCTCTATATTTTTGATACTATTTATTTTCTCATTCCCCATAGGTGATTTGGTTGGAACTTCAACTTCAACAACTTTCTCTACGATTTTAGGCACTTCAACAACCTTTTCAACAACCTTTTCAACAACTTTAGGTACTTCAACAACTTTCTCTACGATTTTAGGTACTTCAATCGTTTCAACAGTTTTTACTTCCTTTACGATTGTTTGAGGTTGTGGTATATCTATAAATATAGTTTCACTTGTACCATCCCCAAAATTTACTTGACACTCTCCATCGTTAGTCACTTGATAGTCTGCGATTTTGTTATTAGTTTTTGATGTAATATTATTTTGTGTAGTTCTATTTGTAGTCATGAATCCTATTGTGAATCCAATTACAAATATTATTGATAGTGTTAATAATTTAGTTACCTTTTTCATCTCTCTTAACCCCTTTTAAAATTATTTCCCCCACTCACTATTTGCATGGACTTGTGACCATCTCAAAATTCCGTGCGATTTTGAGGTTAGTTTAAGGATAGGGTAGTCAAACCCTATTTGATATCTTTTAATAGTCTGGCTATTGAGCTATCTATATCGTATGATTGTACTAAGGCGTAACAATTTTTTGCGTAAACTCTAACGCCACCTTTACCTCTTAAACTTTCAACATTGAAGTTGATTGGTTCGATTCTATACATTGGATTTCCGTAAGTATCGTTCTTAGTTCTATAACATACAAATTCACATCCGTTGTATTCAAATTCTCTCTTTTCAAAGTCGATTCCTAATTTTTTCATATTAAACACCTCATCTATGTAATTTATTAGAGCTATTAACTCTATAGAATACCCCATATACCTTGGGTATTCTAACAATTAATAACTTGGATTCCTTGGCGATTATTCGCTTTTTAATCTTAATGTTACAGAAAATATTGTTGAATTAAAATGGTCATAATCTATTATTGGATAGATATTTCCGTTAATTTCAACTTCTTCAAATTCGTTTAAGAAATTCTCAAAAACATCTTCAAACATAATGTAGCTTTTTGCTTGATTAGGTTGTACCACGATTACTCTTTTGCTTGTAATGTAATGTGCATCGTTAATATTTTCATCGTTCAATAATAATTTCTTAGCTTCCTTTAAAATATTTCTTACTTCTAACTTTTCCATAATTAAACACCTCTTTATGTAATATTTAGAGTTATTAACTCTATAAAGTACCCACATGGGTACTTTAACAATTAATAACTTAGTCTATTCTATAAGCAACAACCTCATTAATTTCGCTTTGTTGTTCTTCGCCATCGTATATAGCTAGAGTAGGGGCAACACCATCGTATGAAATTATATCGTCAATGATGTCTTCAATATTAAACCACTCGTGATTGATTGCCATTTCAAGGAATTGCTCTCTACCAAATTGGTAAATCATTTCATCAACTTCGCTACCTTGAATACTTTCCATTCTAGCATTAAACTCACTTTCTCTTGCTTCATCCTCTTCAAGTTCACCATTTTCGATTAACTCAAGAGTTTCATCGTCAACTAGGTACTCAATAGCTTCATTCCAACATTCTTCTTGATATAAGTCACTCCACCAATTTTTTACGCCTTCATCGTCTACGTTATCCATTAATACCCATTCACTTAATCCTTCTAAGAAATCCTGTGGGCTAATAGTGTAGTCGCTTTCTAATTTATCTTTTGCGTAGTCAATAGCTTCATCCTCATTTTCAAATACTAAATAAGTTTCTTCGCAACCATCATTTAAGATTATGATTTCGTTATCGTCAACAACCTCAACAACTTCAAAATCAATATCGAAACCTCTCTTTACAATATTTTCCATTCCTTCGATTAATATTTTTTTCATATTAAAACACCTCTTTATGTAATAAATTTTTAGAGTTATTTGTTAACTCTATAGAGCCTATCAGTTGATAAGCTCTAACAATTAACAAATTACCTTGACCAATCGAATGTATAAGAACCATTTGAAAACTCTATTGTTATAGGTTCGTTTATTGCTTGGGAAACTCCTTCATTAAATCCAAAACAACCATTACAAAATGGAACTTCTTTATTTCCTACCTCTAAAGTTGAATATCTTTCACCGCAAAACTCACAATTTCTCATTGTACTTGAAATTCCAATGCCGATCACCATTAGAGTTGTAATAATTCCTAATACCATTCCTAATATCATTTTTTTCATGTAAATTCCTCCTTGGCTTTTGAGGTTCAAGCCTAACCAATATATTCTAAAAACATACTTATTAGTATGCTTTATTGAATATTAAAGAGGGTGTCTAAAGGTGCTTCGTGTACTTTGTTTTCGCAACCTCTTGTCAAGGTCGCTCTATATGTAATTTTCAAAGAGCATTTACTTTATGTTTATATTGTATAATAGCTTTTCGAGTTTGTCAACACTTTTTTAAAAGTTTTTTTTGTTAGTGTTGATTCGCTTGATAAGTTTATTATATAATATGTTTTTCAAGTTGTCAACACTTTTTTCTTGGCAACCTATAGAGATAGGAAACTTTTTACACCTTGGAAAGTTTGTGTCTTTCACTTGATGAGTTTATTATATAATAGCTTATTTAGCTTGTCAACACTTTTTTTAAAAAAACTTTTGAAGTTTTAAAAGTGTCTTTCACTTGATAAGTTTCAATATACAATTAACAAAGAGCCACCAAGTGATAGCGTTGGGGCTTCCACCTCCAAGCGTTTGTCATTCACTTGATGAGTTTATTATATAATAGCCCTTACCATATGTCAACAACTTTTTTAAAAAAAATCTAAAAAAATTTTCCCTACATTATATATAAAAAATAAAGGGCTATAAAATACCTTTTAAGGGCTATATAAAAGAGGGTATTAACCAAGGTATTTATCAACCTATAAAAAATAATTATTGCATCAATTCCAACTTAATATTTTTCTCCATGCTTAATGAGGTTAAAACTATATGGTATTAAATACCTTATTAACTCTTATGTATAATTATAAAGTAATATACAATAACTAATAAAGAGTTATTAAATACTATATTAACAATTATTGGAATGTGGTTATTAATAACATTAAATACATTTAAGTTACTTTGTTATGTGGTATCTAATACCACTTTACATGGGTTAATGTAACTTGTTTAATGTAACTCTTATTATATAAATGTCTACTACTTAATGTGGTAATCAATAACTCTTTGCATAGTACTTAATATACTTTAAGAGTTAATACATACTTGTTAAGTAGTAATCAATACTACATTGAGTAGTAACTTGTAATGTGGTAATCAATACTACTTAGTGTAGTAACTTACAATACATAATATAATAAACATTAATATATAAAGTAATAACTAATAAGTAGTAAGTGGTAGAACATACAACTTGAAAAGGTAAAGAGTACAAGTTACAAGTAAACCTCTTATGTGGTATGGAATACCATGTATGGTGGTATCACCTACTATGGTAGGTGGTATATCGTACCCCCTTAAATCGTAAGAAAAAACGGTAGTCCCAGCCACAGTTACGAGCCAGTAACTCTTCATTCCGAGCGTACCAATTGACTTTTTTCGGTAAAAAAATCGGCAGAAATATACCCTATCCAAAAAATTGGATAGGGTTTTCCGATTATTATGGATAAAACAATTTATGGATTCAAATTGTTCTATCTGTCTTTATTGTATATCACAGAAAAATAAATGTCAACACTTTTTTCTAAAAAAATGTTACAAATTTTTTCTGTGTTTATATTATATAATATAGGGAGTGAATAATCAAAGGATTCACTATAAATAGCACGGTGGAGTCGGGGTGCTATTGCAACGTTTTTTCATATTATTACTACCCTCCTATTTTTATGGCAGTTTACTCAAAAGGTAAGCTGCCAATTTTTTGCGTATATGGAGGTTTTTTATGAAGGTAAATAGATTTGACTCAAGTTCAAGAATGTTATCTAGCAAAGCAATAACTAAAGATAGGACTAAACCTAAAAAAGAATCTAGGGAAGTTGAGAAGATTCTTGCAACTTCTAGGTGGCAAAAGAAGAGGGCTTGGATAAAGAAGCGTGACCACTATTTCTGCCAAAGATGTTGGTGTAAATATGGAATATATAATTCAGAGCAATTAGAAGTTCACCACATTAAAAACAGAATAGATTATCCAGAGCTAATCTTTGATGATAACAACTTAATTACAATTTGTAAAACTTGTAACTTACAGTTGGGTTCTGCAACAAAACTAGACTTTGATTGGAAGCCTATGGAAAGTGACATAGGAAAAGAAGAATTTGTACTATAAAGGAAGGTGGTATTATGGCGAGAGCTAGAAAACCAGCTAACCTAAAGAAAGGTAAATCCGAAAGTAAGGAACAACTAAAAAAGAGGGAAGAGCTGGAAAAACAATTAATGGGTAGTGATGATAATGTTCATAAAATCCCAGAGCATTTAAATGATGAAGAAAAGGTTTATTATAAGTGGTTAATCCAAGAAATAGAAATTAGTGGACTTATAACTAATTTAGATATTCCACTACTAGAGCAAACTGCAAATACTTTGTGGATGATAAGGGTTGCTAGTGACCATATAAGAAATAACGGTCAATTAGTACCTAAGATTGATAAGTTTGGAAATATAGAAGAGAAGGAAAATCCTTCTATTAAAATATTACAAAACTGTCAAACTAAGTATAATAATTTTTGTAATCAATTAGGCTTATCTCCTGCAGCTAGAGCTTCATTAGCTGGTAAAAAGGCAGAAGCTAAAGAAGAAAGTGAGAATGAGTTATTGAAAATTCTAAGGGGTGATGATTAATGTCTAAAGTCGCTAAAGAGATAATTGACAAAATGAATGATACCCCTATGGATATAGATGTTATAAGGAAGCATAAAGCTTATAAATATGCTAAATCAGTTGTAGATGAAGAAATTATAGCTGGTAAATATGTAAAGAAGGCTTGTGAAAACTTTATTAGAGATGTAGAGCATAATGAAGATTGTAAGTACTTCCTAAATACAAAGGACTTAATAAAGATAACTAGACTAACTAAGCTTATAAATATGGCAAGTGGACTTAAAGTTGGTTTATCTGCACATGAAGCTCTAGTTGGTTTCCAATGGTTTTTCTTGGTTAATGCCTTATGTTGGAAGCATAAGGAAAATCCTATTAAGAGAAGATATGAAAAATCAGTTCTACTTATAGCGAGAAAGAGTGGTAAATCTTTCCTTGTAGGTCTAATATTCTGTATTCTTCTACTAATAGAGCCACAGTTTTCAGAGTTCTATTCAGTTGCTCCAGATAGAGAGTTATCAAGTATAGTTAAGAAAGAGTTAGAGCAAACTATTGCAGTTTCTCCAGCTATATCTCCATACTTTGAGATAGTTAAAACGGAGATAAGATGTAGAATTACAAATAGTAAATTCATACCTCTAGCTTGTTCAGAGAATAGGCTTGATGGTCGTAAAGCCAATGTTTTCGTGGCAGATGAAGTCGGAGCTTTAAGAACTAGATATCCTATTGATGCCATGCAATCATCACAGATGTCAATGGTTAATAGAACTGGTATTCTGATCTCAACTGCTTATGAATCTCTAAACAACCCTATGACTCAAGAAATGGAGTTCGCTCAAAAGGTTTTAGATGGAGTTATAGAAGATGATACTTTATTCGCTTTACTTTATATGCCAGATAATCCTAATGATTGGTTAAGTGATAAGTCTATGCTAGAAGCAAACCCACTAGCTATTGACTTAAAAGATAACTTTGACTATCTAAAGAAGCAAAGACAAACTGCTATAGAGATGCCAGAAGCTCAAAAGAACTTTAAGACTAAGCATATGAATATTTTCGTGGATGGAGATGATACAGAGGTTTACGTACCTATGGAAGCTCTAAGAAAATGTAAAATAGATAAGTATGATTGGACTGGTAGAGATGTTTATGTTGGAGTTGACTTATCTTTAACTACAGATAATACAGCTATCTCTATGGTAACATTTGACTATGAGCTAAGAAAGTTTGTAGCAATGTCCTTCGCATTTGTGCCAGCTGATAGAGTTGATAATAAAATGAGGTTAGAGAAAATAAACTACCCTTATTTTATAGAGCGTAAGTGGTGTTATCCATGTGGTGGAGATGTTATTGACCATAACTTTGTTGAAGAGTTCTTAATGAATCTAAAAAATAGATTTGGAGTTAATATCCTTAACATAGGTTATGATAGATATAACTGTGTCGCTTCTGCCAATAGGTGGTATAAAGCTGGATTTGAAGTAACCGAAATTAAACAACACAGTTCTGTTCTACACCCAGCCACTAAATATCTAAAAGAGTGTATATTAAATGAACAGTTCCTTTATGTTGAGAATAATTTATTAGAAATAAACTTCTCAAATGCTAAGGTTGTTTTAGATACAAACTTAAATGGATATGTTAACAAGAAGAAATCGAATGGTAAGATAGATATGTTAGCTGCTCTTATAAATGCTATGGTATTTTGGGAGAGTGAAATGGCTGGTGAAGTCAATATCTATGAATCAGAATCCGAAAGAGGGGATGGATTTATCTTCTTGTAATTTTTTTAAAAAAAGTAATATTTTTTTAGGAATACCATTAATTTTCAGAATTAAAATTATATAATATAAATATAAAGTAATTTTATATTTTGGAGTTTCAGAGCTGACATTATCTCCTTTATCAAAATAATGTAAAGGTGAGCTAGAGCCGATGCAATAAGTCTAGCCCTATGCTATTCAGAAGCGTAATAAGTCATAAAGAACTTCTCGGTAGCATCAGATGTGGTAGGAAAGTCACATCATTTTTTATTTATCTTTACGTAGTTTTAGTATTCTACTAAAAAATACTGGTTGGGAATCGAGTTTGCTAGTGTGAAAATCTTAAAATGGTCTTGCTGGTTTAAGGTGTTGCTAGTTCAAATTGCAAGATTGTCTAAGACAAGGAATTAATTTACATAAAAGTGTTACAGAAAGTGCCTAACCTTATATTATATAATATAAACATGAAATAAACAATAGGTAGGAGGAAAGGTAGTATGGGATTTTTCGATTTTCTTGAAAGAAAAGAAGAACATAATGAAGATGAAGTTAGAGCATACGCACAAACTGGTCTAAGAGCATTACTAGATGGTGGTACTTCATCAACTTTAAATGAAGAGCAAGTAATGTCAATTCCAACAGTTCAATCTATCGTGGAAATTGTTGGGGGTTCTATAGCTCAACTACCAATTTATTTATATAAAGAAGATAAAGAGGGAGCTATTGAAAGAATCTATGGTGACATTAGAGAAGATATTTTAAATAGAGAGCCTAATATGTTAGAAACTGGGTACAACATGAAAAAGAATATGTGTAAGGATTACCTTCTTCATGGAGTTCACAGAATATATAAGGAAATGAAAAGAAATGAGCTTGTAGCTCTATATTCATTACCAACTGAAAATTCAACCATAGATGAAGTAAAATATACGAAAGGCTTTATAGTTAAGAGCTATAAGATAAACGTTTCTGGTGAGGATGGAGATGTAACTTTTAAACCAGAAGATTTAATTGTAGTTTCTAAAAACTCTCAAGATATTAAAGAGCCTAAAGGTGCTATATTTTATGGTGCAGAGTTATTCTCTTTAATGCAAGAAGAGTTAACTTATCAACAAAGCTTGTATAAAAATGGTGCTATGCCAATAGGGGTTATCAAAGCTCAAAAGGGGTTAACCCAAGGTGCTATAGATAGACTTAGAACAAGTTGGAATAACTTGTATGGTGGAGCAAAAAATGCAAATAAAACCGTCATACTAGAAGAGGGTATGGATTACCAAGCAGTAGGACTTAAACCTAGTGACCTTCTTATGACAGAGATAAAAAAGGAACATGTATCAGAGATATGTAGATTATTTAACGTACCAGAATCTCTTGTTAATGCAGAAGCTAATAAATATGGAAGTATAGAGCAAGATAATATCTCATTCTTACAAAGAACATTATCTCCTATATTAACTGCTATAGAAAATGCACTTAACAAGGACTTACTTTTAGAAGATGAGAAGGAGAATGGTTACTTCTTCCAATTCGATACTTCTGAAATATTAAAGACTACAGAAGCAGAGAAATATGAAGCTATTAAAACTGGTATGGATACGGGTGTTATATCCTTAAATGAATCAAGACAAAAATTAAATCTTAAACCAATAAAAGATAACTTTATGAAATGGAGCTTAGGTTCAGTACTTTACAATCCAGATGATGGTACTATGATGATACCGAATATGGGAATCGGAGTTCCTGGTGGAGAAAGTAGACTTCCTAAAGAGGAAGTTGTTAAAGAAGAGGTCGTAGATAACAAAGATAAAACTCAAAATAAGCAAGAAAAAATCCAAGAAGATGCTAAAAGGGAGTAGAAAATGGAACATATTTTAGGTCTTTTTATGAGATTTTTCGAGCATTTTACTAGAAATTTCACCGATTATTTACTATTTTTCGGTGTTTTTTTGATTTTAACCTTTGTTTATATGACTTTTGGAGTATCTTTTACAATTTTAGGTTTGGGATTAACATTTATAATTTTATCGGTAATAATTACCCTTAATAAAAATAAGGGTAATAGAAATAAATATTAACGTTCAATCTTAGAGTGGATTTTTCCACTCTTTTTTATTGCATTGGATTGGAGGTGACATTGTGGAGAAGATGGAAATTAGAAGTCTTGCAAGTCTTAACGCTAGTTCTGGTGATGAACTTAGAGTAGAGGGGCTTGTCAATAAGACTGGTTCTTGGTCAGAAGTTCTAGGAGGAAGAAGAAAGTTTAGAGAAAGAATCCTACCTGGAGTTTTCCAAAGAGCTATTGAAAGAGCAAAGAACATTGACTTCTTAGCTGAACACAACAAAGGGTTATTACTTTCAAGTACCCAAAATCACTCATTAGAATTATGGGAAGATTCAGAAGGGTTACAAATGAGAGCTATGATAGCCCCAACTTCATACGGAAAAGATATTTACGCTCTTATAAAGAGTGGTTTAAAAACTAAAATGTCCTTTGGTATGCAAGTTTTAAAAGAAAGTTGGGAAGCTGGGCCAGATGGTGTTGCTCTAAGAACTATAGAAGATATTAATATTACGGAAGTTTCTACGGTTAGAAACCCTTGCTATTCTCAATCTTCAATAGAAGCTAGAGGAATTGAAGTTGTTGAAGATGTAGAAATTCCAGAGTTGGAGGAAGATAGAAGTATGGAAAATTCAAATGTTATTGACATCGAATCATTAAAAAAGGAACTTAAAGAGGAAATCCTACAAGAAATAAGAGCCTTAAATGAAAACTCCGTAAATGAGGAAGTTAAGGAAGAAATAAAAGATGAGTTAGAGGATGCTAAGGAAGAAAAGGAAGATATTAATGATTCCGAAGATGACAAAGAAGATGATGACAAAGACGATAAAGAGGATGAGGTTGAAGAAAAGGTAGAAGAAGAAATCGAGAAGAAGATTGAAGAAAAATCTGCTGATTCTGTTGATTCAACACCTGGAGATAATGTTGTAGCTCAAGTTGAACAAGAGCAAGAGTTAGAACCAGAACCAGAACCAAAACCTCAAGAAAAGGAAAATCATCTAATTACAGATGAAGAGAGAAAGGCTACTATGCAAAGACTTATTGATGCTAAAAACGCCAACAAAGCTAAAAGATTATAGGAGGAATTGAATAATGGCAAACACAATAAAAGCTTTAAAAGAGCAATATAATTCTGTCTTAGACAAGATAGATGCAATATACGATAAAGGAATCGTAGAAACAAGAAGTTTAGATGAGAGTGAAAATTCAGAAATCGAAACTTTACAAAAAGAAGCAGAGGAAATCAAGGCTAAAATTGAAGAAGAAGAAAGAAGCCTTGAGGAAGCAGACAAGGAGGAAAATACTTCAATGGAAAACACAGTAGATTTAGAAATTAGGGGTATGGAGGATTATATTAGAGGTAACGAGTCAGAAGAGCTAAGAGCAATGACACTTCAAACTGATGGAAAGGGAATTGTTCCTTCTGTATTAGATAAAAATATAATCAAAAAGATTGAAGAGGTAGCCCCACTTTTCAACCAAGTAACTAAGTTTACACCAGTAGCTGGTACTTTAACTATTCCAATAGAGGATAATATAGGAGATGCTTCATTTGTTGGTGAAAGTGCTACTACAAGTGAAACTAAATTTAGCTTTAGAACAGTTGATTTAACTCAAAGAAGAGCAGGATCAGAGGTTACTCTTTCTCAATTCTTAATAAATGATAGTGGTATAGATATAGTTAACTATGCACAAGAAATCTTATTTAGAAGATTAGGTTATGCTTTAGATAGAGCTATGATAACTGGTACAACTGGAGCAAAATCATTTGAAGGATTAGCAACTGTAAATACAACTTGTGCTTACGAAGCAGAAGGAAGTGCTAAAACAATAGATACTTTCATTGGTGCTATGGCTTCTATGAAAACTTTCTATCAAAGTGGTGCTAAATGGATAATGAACAGAGAAACATTTGAGTTTGTTGTTAAGTTAAAAGATGCTACAGGAAACTTATATGTTGCTAGAGAAGTAGTTAACACAGGAATCCAATATAAATTATTCGGATTAGAAATAATGATAAACGATGCTTGTGCTAAAGATTATGTTTATTTAGCAAACATAAAAGAAGCTTATAGAGGAATGATTAAGAAAGGTACTTCATTATCAAAAATAAGTGAAGATACTCAAAATAGAAGAGCTGGTACTGTAACATTAGTATTAGACACTTATGTTGATGCTAGAATAGTTCAACCAGAAGCTATTAAAGTAATTCACTTAGTAGATAAAGAATAGTTGCCAATTATACAATATAAACACAAAGGATAATTCCTTTGTGTTTTTTTATTTTAGAAAGGAGAAAAATATTATATGAACGAAAATACAAATATTTTAAATGAAGAATTTGAAACAGAAATAAGAGGAATGGGTGACTATATAAGAGGTCACGAATCAGAAGAGTTAAGAGCTATGAACTTATCAACAGATGGTACTGGTATAGTTCCAAAGGTTCTTGACAAGAATATTTTAAAGAAAATAGAGGAAGTTGCACCTTTATTTAATGAAGTAACTAAGTTTACACCAGTAGCTGGTACTTTAACTATTCCAATAGAAGATAACATAGGTTCTGCAGCTTTTGTTGGGGAAGAGGGTTCTAATACAAGTGAAACTAAGTTCACATTTAAGACAGTTGACCTAACTCAAAGAAGAGCTGGTAGTGAAGTAACATTATCACAATTCCTAATCAACGATGCTGGTATAGATATAGTTAACTATGCACAAGAAATCTTATTTAGAAGATTAGGTTATGCTTTAGATAGAGCTATGATAACTGGACAAGCAGATGCAGATAAATCTCTTGAAGGTTTAAACAAAATAGACGAAGAACCAGTTTGTAAGTATGAAGGAAGTTTTACTATAGATTCATTCATAGGTGCTATGGCTTCAATGAAAACAGTTTACCAAAGTGGTGCTAAATGGATAATGAATAGAAAGAACTTTGAAAAAGTAGCTAAGATGAAGGATGAAACTGGAAATCTATATGTTGCTAGAGAAGTAATAAATACTGGTATAAGATACAGACTATTTGGTCTTGATATCTTAATAAATGATGCTGCATCTGATGAACGTATATACTTAGCCAACATTAAAGAAGCTTATAGAGGAATGATTAAAAAAGGTGCTTCTTTAAGTAAGATTTCAGAAGATACTAAAAATAGAAGAGCTGGTACTGTTACTCTAGTATTAGATACTTATGTTGATGCTAGAATAGTGCAAAAAGAAGCTATAAGGTCATTAAATTTAACTGATCCTGCAGCTGCTGCAGCACTTTCTAAACAAAAAGGTAAGAAATAGTTAACTAGGAGGGTATAGCCCTCCTTTTATTATGGAGGTGTTATTATGAAGGTTTCTAGTATAGATGTACCTTTTGTAGCACAGTATCTTAATTTAATTGTTGATGAAGAAGAACCCATGTTACAAGTAGAGTTGGAAGCTTATATTTCTGCGGCAAAATCATATCTAATTAATTATAGTGGACTAACAGAAGAACAGATAGATGAGATGGAGTTTATGGTTTTTCCAGTCTTATTACTTATTGCAGATATGTATGAGAATAAGAGTATGGAAGGGTTTAAACACCATAACAGAACCTTTGATTCATTTGTAAAACAAGCAAAGGATTTTGTATTTTAGTGAGAAGATATACAGTTAACCCTGGTGATTTAAAAACAAAAGTTTCTATTATAAGAACTGTTAAAGAGCCAGATGAGGATAACATTTTAGTCGCAAAGGACACGGTTTTATACACTACAAAAGGGAAAGTTACCACTATCAAACCTAAGAAGTTCGGTGATAATAACACCTATTTCTATGAAATGGAAAGAAGTATCTTAATTAGAAAACATCCTAAATATACGCTAAAAGAGGATGATAGGATTGAGATTAAGGGTGTTACTTACGATATAGTTTTCATTGATAACAAATTAGAAGAGGATAGATACCTACAAATACAAATAAGAGATTGTAATGATAGGGTATCAATTAAGAAGTAATGTCTATAAGAGTTGATGGTTTAGATGAACTATTAGAAACTACACTATCTTTAGGTGATATAGGTAAAAAATTAGAAGTTTCTTCATTTAAAAGAGCGTTAAAACCAAGTGTTGAAATAATTAAAAGATATGCCCCAGAAGATAGTGGGGATGGTAAGAAATATATAAAGGCTTCAAAAATTAAAAAATATGAATCGGGTTCAATTTGGGGACAATTAGGTATCAACTCAAACAACTGGGAGAAAACGAAGGGTATCTATTTCCAACATTATGGATATGATAACTGGGGTTTAGGTGGTATCTTCAATGGTATGCACATAGACGAACACGCTGGTTGGTTTGATGATGCTTACGATGCTATAACTGATGTAACTTTAAATAACTTAGAGAAAGAAGTTACTAAGGCAGTAGATGCAATCCTCAAGTAATTAGGAGGTTGGCTATGGAAGAAAAATTAATAGAAGCATTAAGTGTACTCGATATTCCAGTTTTCAATTTAAGAGGAAACGAAAGTTTGCCAGAAAACATTGTTTATAAGGCTTCGGAAGTAGTCAACTCTTATATAGATAATGAGGAAGATTTAATCGAGTACAGAATAACAGTAGTTTTATTTATAAGAGGTGGACTAAAGCGTAAAAGAGATGCTATTAAAAAGTCACTCAAAGAGCATGGATTTCTATTATCCTACAAAACACCACCACCACTTATTTCGGACAGAACGGATATCATACAACAAGCGATAGAATGTCGTTATTATGAGAGTGTCCAATTAGATAATATAAATACAGAAGGAGAATGATATTAATGGCAAATAGAATTATAGGTTTAAAAAATATCCATTTAGCACCAATGACTAGCGAAGGTGTATATGAAAAACCAGTAGCAGTAGTTGGAGCTAAATCATTAAAAATAAAAAATAACTTTACAGATGCGCAGTTCTATAGTGATGATGTTATGGACTACGCTTCAAATATCTTATCAAGCTTAGAGATAGAAATGGAGTTAGCTTATTTATTACCAGAGTTAGAAGCTAAGATAACTGGTAAAACATTTGATGCTGAAACTGGAGTAATGGTTTCTAAAGCATCAGATAGAAGTAATAGATTTGCTCTATTATTTGAAATGACAACTTTAGAAAAACCAATAAGAAAAGTTATATATGATGTAACTTTAAATAAGGATGAAACTAACTCTCAAACTCAAGAGGATAAAGTTGAAGAGCAATTAGTTAAGCTAACTGGTGTGGCTAAACCTGGAAAAGGTGGTGCTTTTGACCTAGTGTTAGATGCCAACCAAAAAATAACAAATGGCGTAGGCGTTATGGCTTTATCACTAGACAGTAAAGCAAAAGAAAGAAGAAGTATAACTGATGTAACTCAAACTAAGAATTGGCAAAAGTTCTTTGATGGAGTTTTACTTCCAGACAAAACATTTAGCCCATCAGTTGATGAGTAGTTTACAATAAAATAACTTTTTTATTGTATATTTTGTGTCCAACCCTTTGGTTGGATGTCTACATAACAAATATTTTAAATAAAAAGGAGAAATGTTAATATGATGAATTTTAATTTTAATAAGACAGTAATAGAGCTAGAAATATGTGGTGAACCATATATCATGACTATTGATATGAAAACAGTTATCCACTATAAAAAGGTAAATAAGACAGCGTTCTTAGGAGCTTTACAAAAAATAGGTGACTTAGACGAAATGGAAGTTATAAAGCTTTTAGCAAGTATGATAAGAAAGGATGAAAAGTCTACACCAGTAGGAGTTGACTTCTTTAAAGATTTTAACCCTATAGAAGTTGTTGCTAACTTTACACCTTTAATAATCACTTGCATGGGTGAAAATTTACCAAAGGCAGAGAATGAAGAAGAAAAAAAGTAAAAATATCCAAGGGTGGTGAATCCGAGGATATAGATGTTGACTATATGTATTATATTTGTAGAACTTTATTAGGTTGGACAGATGAAGAATTTATGAACTCTAGCCTAAAGCATATTTCAAGTCAAATTAATATGCACATAAAGTTTAACAATTCAAATAACAATGAAGAATCTTCTAATCAGAAAGAAGATGAAGGATGGGAATCTTTCTCTATACTTGATTAGGGAAAGGAGGAAGAATGGCAAATAGAGAACTGTCCATAAGGGTTGGTGTTACAACTGGTAATAGTGCTTCTCAATTAAAAGCCTTGAGTGTTAATATCAAAAATATTAAATCAGACTTCAATAATGCTGGAGCTGGTATTAAGAACTTTGAAAAAACCGCACAGGGTTTAAGTGCTAAAATTAAGATGCTATCTGAAACAATGAAAGCATTGACAGATAAGCAAACAATATTAAAGAAGCAAATCCAAGAAACAGAGAACACATTTAAAACATTAGAATCTAAGATTAATACTACTAAAAGTACTATTAAGCAATTTTCTGATGGTTTAAAAAATGCAGAAAATAATCTAAAAACTGCTAAAAATGAAACTCTTCAATTAACTGCAAAGCTTAATGAAGAGGGTAAGGCTCTTAGGGATGTTTCAAAGGCATTACTAGATAGTAAAACTAAATATGCCGAAAATGAACACTCTATAAAAACTCTAAGTAACTCTATAACAGAGCAAAAGGAGAAAATCTCTACTCTTAAAAATGAGCTAAAATCAGTTTCAAGTGAATATGGTAAAAATTCAGTTGAAGCTAAGAAGTTGGCTACAGAAATTAGAAAACAAGAGAGAGAATATAATAGACTTAAAAATCAACTAAGAGAATCTAAGCAACTTCAATCTACCTATAAGGCAGAAGTTGAAAGGCTTACAGTTGAATATAATAAGCAAAAAGAAAAAGTTAGAGATTTATCTACTCAACTTAAAGAAGCCAAAACCGAATATGGAAATTGTTCTGATCAAGTTAAGCAACTTCAAAAATCTATGGAATCTGCTAATAAAGAGCTTGAAAAACAAGAAAAGGCTTTAATTAGTGCAGATAATAGATTGGTTAATCTTTCAACACAATTAAACAATGTTGAAGCAGAGTTTAAGAATCTTAATAAAGAATTAAAGGAAACTGAAAGAGCTTTAAAGGGTGCAAACTTTAAGAAGTTTGGAGAAGATATGACCAAGATAGGTGATAAAACCCTTAAAGCTAGTAAAAAGATTAAGGATGTTGGAAGAGATGTCAGCATAATGTCTACTGCCTTTATAGGTGGCTTTGGTGCATCTGTTGCTACTGCAGCAAACTTTGAGAAAGAAATGGATAAAGTCCAAGCTATCTCAAGAGCATCTGGCGAAGATATGAAGAAATTGGAAGAAACTGCTAGACAATGGGGAAAATCAACTTCATTTAGTGCTAGTGAAGCCGCACAAGGACTTCAATTTATGGCATTAGCTGGTTGGGACACTAATCAAATGGTTAATGGACTGGGACCAGTATTAAGAGCTGCAGAAGCTGGTAATATGGACTTGGCAAGAGCATCGGACTTGGTAACTGACTCTATGGGTGCTTTAGGAAAAGAAGTTAGTGAACTTGGAAATTACCTAGATGTAATGTCATTAGCTCAAAATATTTCCAACATGAGTTTGGAACAAGGTCTTGAAGCAATGATTAAAGTTGGTGGTCAAGCTCAAACACTTGGAATACCTTTAACTGAACTAGCTGCTAACCTCGGAGTCATGGCAGATAATGGTAATAAAGGTACAGTTGCGGGGAATAAGTTAAACAGTATCATTACAAGAATGACAGCTCAATCTAAACCAGCTGCTAAAGCTTGGGAAGGTATAGGAGTTTCAGTTTTTGATGCTAATGGTAAGTTTAGAGGTTTGACAACTGTATTATCAGAAACAAAAGAAGCCTTAGCAAATGCAACAGAAGAGGAACAAGCATTCTTCTTAAAGACAGTTGTTGGTACTCAAAACGTCAACGACTTTAAGTTCTTATTAGAAGGTACAAATGGAAAAGTTCAAGAATATACAGATAAGCTTAATAATTCTAATGGTGCTTTAGAAGAAATGGCTAAAACCATGAAAGACAACTTATTAGGTAGAATAGAGAATATGAAAGGTTCTTTAGAGGAAGCCGCAATATCTATAGGTAATAAGATGATGCCAGTTATTGAAAAGGTTGTTGATTGGATTACTAAGCTTGCAGATAAATTCGCATCACTAAATCCAGAAACTCAAGAGTTCATAATCAAAGCTGGACTTATAGCTGCAGTTTTAGGGCCAGCAATATTATTACTAGGTAATCTTGTTATGGTCTTTGGTGCAGTAACTAAGGGTGTTGGATTAGTAAGTAAAGGAATAGGAAAGTGTGTTGAGTGGTTTGGTAAGCTTGGTGGAAAAGCTACCGAAGCTGGTGGTAAACTTAATGGACTTAAAGGTAAGTTTACTTCATTATCTGGAATAGCATCAAATCCTTATTTACTTGTAGGTGCTTTAGTAGCTTTGGGTGCTGCTATAGGAGAGTCAGAAAAAGGAATCCTAATGTTACAAGAAAAGTTTGGAAGCTTAGGTTTGGTCTTTGGTGGAGTATGTGAATTTATAAGTGGTCTATGGCAATTGACTATAGGTGGAATATTAAATATGACTACACTAATATTTGATGTTATAGCCGCCTTAATTGATGGGCCAGGGGGACAAACTGTAAGTGAAGCATGGAAAAGATACAACGCAAAGCAAGATTTAACATTAGAAGAAGGATTGTCTAAATTGGCTCTATCAACAACTAGAGGAATGTCACAATTAAGACACCTTCAAGATTCAGAGCTTAATGTTATGATAGACAGTTTAAGAACTGCTCTTAATAACATTCCAATGATAACTGATGAAAACTATAAACAAGCTGCACAAAATATGGCTACTTCATTAACTGCAATGAATAGCAATCAGTTACTCGCTTTAACTAACTTAAATGACACAACAAGAATGTTGTTTAGTGGTATAAGAGAGGGTATGACTATTGATGAAATAGTTCCTATCTTAACTGGTAACTTTGAACAAATCAAAAATTCTGGAAAAATAAATACAGAACAAATGAGTCAAGATGTTCAAAGTGCTATGGAAACAGTTAAAAATCAATTAGACTCAAAAACTGCAGAAGGTGCTAGTGCAGTTGATAGTAATATGGCTCAAGCAGAGAGTGCTATGAATAGTGCTACTTCTACTATGGCTTCAAGTGCATCAACTGGTATGGCTCAAGTAGCTGGTAACATGATAGATGAATCTGGAAAAATACCTCCACAAATTCAATCTAACATGGAGCAATCAACATCTACAATTCAAAATGCTCTTTCAACTATGGCTAAGAATATTGAAAAATCTTTCAATGACTTATGTTATAATGCAGAGCATTATTTAGGTAGAATTATATCTAAATCAAGAGAATTATCATCAGCCCTTGCAAGTGCTGCAAGTTCTATCTCTTCAAGTTGTGCTAGTATGAGAAGTTCAGTTTCTAGTGCTGCTTCAAGTATAGTATCAGATTGGAATAGAGTTGTAAGCACATTAAGTAGGAAAGTTAGTGGTAGCGTTAGCATCCAAAAAACTATAACTACTAAAGAGGTTGCAGAAAAGGCTAGTCTAAGCATTCCAGAAGAACCTAATATTCCAATGACTAGAGATGTTGCACTATCTGGTAACTTCTATAATTCTAAATCTCCAAGATTTAACTTTGTAGAAGAAGCAGTTAAAGTTAAAAATGGTATAGAATACAAGAAAAATAGCAAAAAGCAAAGTAATAATGAGATAGACTATGAAAAACTAGCTTCTATTCTTACGGAATCTATAGTGACAGCCTTCAAAGAAGGATTAAATATAGAGTTTGCTACTTATCTTGATAGCAGACAACTTGCTAAGAGTGTCGCTAAATACGTTGATGATGAAATTAAAGTAATCAACAAAAGACAACAAAGATTGGGTGGAGGTTTATAATCTTCACCCATTTTTTCTATTTTATAAGAAAGGGAGCGAATGAATTGAAAAAGTGGGAAATTATTTATAACGAACATAAATTGAATGATTACTGTAATATAACCAACGTTTCTAAGAGCATTTTACCACAAAGAACAAATAAAAGCAAGGAAATTCCTTCTGCAAATGGTTCTTATTATCTGGGGTATAAATATGGAGAAAGAATTATAAAAGTTGATATATATATTGATAGTAAAGATAAGGATGATTACACTCAAAAGGTTAGAGATTTATCTTACATTTTAAATGTTGAAGAGCCTAAAAAGATGAAGATAAATGATGATGAGGGTAAGTATGTATTTGCAGTTTTAAATGGTGGTACAGATTTAGAGAAGATAATTACAACTGGTAAAACAACTTTAGAATTTGTATGTTATGATCCGACTATTTATAGTGATAAATGGAATTGTTTTACACCTAATGAAAGAGGAATAATAACTCTTCAAAATGATAGCAACTATAAGACTTATCAGAATATAGGTGTAACTTTTAAAAATAAAGCCTGTTTCTTTCAAGCCACAAATAAAAGAGGGGAAACTGTATTAGTAGGAGTTCCAAAACAAGTGGGAGAAGCAACAAATGCAGAGTCAGATATTATCTTAGATGATAATTGTCAAAGTAAATCAACTTTCACTTCAATTTCAGATGCTCTATTCCCTTCTAAATATGATATCAATGGAACTTATGAAGTTGGTTTAAATGGTAATGGTATTATATGTAACAACTATGGTAGTGGAGAGGATTGGCACGGTTGTGGCTTTAGAAGAAATTTAGGAACTGATGTAGATGAGTTTGAAGTTGAAATAGACTTAGTTATGAGTTCTCAAGGAGAAAATTATCAAATCCCTGGTCAAGAACCTCTACCACCAGAAGCCCCTCCTAATGGAAGTGGACAATGTTTAGGAACTTATAAGGTTGTTAATTGTGGTGGTCTTTGGATTAATAGAGAGCCTAATACAAACAATCCTTTATATGCAATGGCACCAGGGGACTTAGTTTATCCAGAGGAAATTCAAGGAATATGGATGAAGCATACTTTTAAAAGTAAGCAAGGTCAAACTTATACTGGTTGGTCAAGCTCTAAATATCTACAAAAGATATCAGATAATGGAAGAGCTAGAGATGGACACTTTGAAGATGATTTTGCAGAAAGACAACTTGGTAACATGATGATAAGAGGTTACGACAGAAGTGGTACAGTTCTATTTGAGAATTGGATTTATGACTCTTCTATGTACTTTGAATGTAATGAACCTAGTATATGGATAGGAACTAAGAAAGTTTTATTTGAAGAAGCAACTGGAACTAGACGACCAGATGGTGAAGCTAGTGGAGCTATAGGTAGATTTAATGACTTCAATGGAAAATTCATTATAAGAAGAGAAAAGAATGAAGCTGGAAGATATCTATGGAGTGCTACAGTTAATAAGATTGAAGGTGGAAAAATAGTAGCTTCTATAGGAACAGATAACGTACTATGTGATGCAAGTTTTCCAACTGGCCAGCTAAATTATATAGGTGTATTTATAGGTCAATGGAAGGATTATACACCTTTAAGTGTTATGGCACTTACTAATATAAGAGTTAAGAAACTCAACTTTAAGACAGATGAAGAGGTTGTTGGAAATGTAACTTTATTCAACCCTGGTGACGACCTACAGATAGATTTCTCGAGTGGAGAGGTTACTATCAATGGAATCAACTATATAGAAAGAGTTGATATAGGAAGTAACTTCTTTGAAACACCTCCTGGCGAATCTCAAATAATTGTCAGAAGTGATGATGAGGACATGGTTGTTTCCTCTTCAATTCAAGAGAGATATATATAGGAAGGGATTACCCTTCCACTACATATTTAAAATAAAATTTGTTTTTTATTGTAAAAAGAGCAATAAAATAGTTATTAAAACTGCTTTTACTTATATTATATAATATAAATACAAAATAATCAAGTATATTTTTGAAAGGAGAAATGTTATGCAATCATCTGCTATTTTTATTTTAAATAAGCAAGAAAAGGTAATCAACATATTAAATAATGTTGATAGTCCTAATAGGAATCCTTTTTTTGATGATATACTAACTCAAACACTTTCAACTGGTGCAGATACTTATAAATTTACAACTACTTTCAATAAGAAAAATAGTAGAAGTATAACAGTTGGAAATAAAGTAGCATTTATGCTAGATGGAAAATATATGCTTTTCCAAATAGTATCTGTAAATGATGTTCATGGTGATAATTTAGAGATGGAGGTATATTGTGAAAGTGCTGGTCTATCTCTAATAAATAGTGTTTGTAGAAGTCAAAGAATAGTTTCATGTGATGTTAGAAAATTCCTTGAAGCCATACTACAAGATACAGAATGGAATATAGGTTTTGTAGATATGTCACTATCAAATGTATTTGACTTAGAATTAGAAACTGCATCCGTTTACTCTTTATTACAAAATAATATAAAGAAATATGATGCAGAAATAAGATTTAGATGTGAAATAGTTAATGGAAGAATATCTAAAAAGTTTATAGATGTATTTAGAACTAGAGGAAAGGTTTCTGGAAAGAGATTTGAGTTTGGAAAAAATGTCGAAAGTATAAGCAGACAAATAGATAGCTCAGAGTTATTTACTGCATTAATTGGTGAAGGTAAAAATGGATTAAACTTCTCCGATATATCTTTAGAAGATGTTCCAAACAAGCCAGAAGGTCAAGACTTTGTTTTCGACCAAGAAGCTTATAATAGATATAACCAAAATGGCTATCATTTAATGGGTGTATTTAAATATGAAACTGAAAGTAAGGAAGAACTTTTAAGAGAAACATATAAAAAGTTACAAGAATGTAAAAATCCTAAGATTAAATATACAGTTAATGTAAGTTTATTAGGAGGAGATGTTGAGGTTGGTGAAACTGTAAACATCATAGATAGATTCTTTGAACCACCACTACTATTACAAGCTAGAGTAAGTAAACTTGAAAAATCTCTTAGTGATAATAGTAATGTTAGATGTGAACTTTCTAACTTTGTAGAGGTTAGTTCCAATATCAATCTTGAGCTATTAAATAAAGTTAAAGACTTTGTAGATAACTCAATTACTGATAGATTTCCAATAGGAACTGATGATATACAAGATGGAGCTGTAACTGGTCAAAAGATATATGAAAACTCAATAACAACTGATCACTTAATGGCTGGTGTTGTTACTGCAGAAAAAGTTCATGCAGAAAGTATAAAGGCTAATCATATAGCTGCCAACCAAGTAAAAGCCCAACATATAGAAGCTGGAGCAATAGATGCAACTAAAATCAAAGCAGATAGTATTGAGTCAGAGCATATAGTTGCTAACGCTATTAAGTCAGAACACATAGATGCAGAATCTATCACATCAGATAAAATCCAAGCTGGAAGCATAGAATCTCAACATATAAAAGCTAATCAAATTGAATCTGGACACATAAAATCTAATTCTATAGATGCAGATAAGATTCAAGCCAACTCTATTGAGAGTAAACACATAAAGGCAGATGCAATTAAATCGGAACATATAGATGCTAATAGCGTTACTTCTGATAAGATTCAAGCTGGAAGTGTTACTGCAGACAAGATTCAAGCTGGAGCAATAACTGCTGGAAGTTCTATTGTTGCAGAAGGAGCTATAGGTTCGGCTCAAATTAGTTCATTAGAAGCTAATAAGATAAATACTGGAACTTTAGATACAAGCTTAGTTAATATTGCTGGACCAGACGGAAATATGGAGATAACGGGCAATCAATTACTTGTTAATAATAAAGGAAAAAATAGAGTTATAGTTGGAGAGTATAGAAACGATGAAGATGAAACTAAATATGGGTTGTTGGTTCGTGGAGAAGATGATACAACTATAATGATAGACGAAAGAGGGGTACACAATGCTGGTATCACAGATGGGGCTATAGATAATAATAAAGTTTCTCAAAATGCCAACATTGATGGTACTAAATTAAATATAAATTCTGTCATTAGAGAAGTTAATGAAAATGGTACTGAATCAATAAGTGGTACTAAGGTTGTAGTTGGAGATAAGAATTTAGAGGTTGAACTTAAAGAGCAACAAAATACTATAACTGAACATGGTCAAGAACTTTCTTCTCAAAAATCTCAAATTATAGCTATGGAAGATAAAATTAGCCTAAAAGTTGATAGTCAAAAGTTTACAGAGGAAACTCAAAATATTAAACAATCAATAGGAGTTGCTAAGCAAGAAGCTATAGAAGCTGCTTCACAAGATGCAACTAACAAGGCTAATAGTGCCAAAGATGAAGCTATAAATAGTGCTTCTCAAGATGCAAGTCAAAAGGCAGAACAAGCCTTACAAAATGCAAAAGCTTATACTAATGTTGAAGTTTCAACAGTAGATAAGAAGTTGGAAAAGAATACAAGTGAAATTAAAGTGCTTAAAGATGAAATTAGTACTAAGGTTTCACAAGCTGATATAGATAAATCTATAGCTAATATTAAATTTAGTGATGTCAACATGATTCTAAATTCTGGTGATTTTGAAAATAAAAAACATTGGTCAATTACAAATGGAGAAGATAATTTAGTAATTGAAAATAATGTTTTAGTTGCTAAATTTAAAAATTATGCTAAGTGGGGAGTTTATGTTTCAAATGATAGTTTAAGAAATAAACCTTTAGATGTTGCTAAAGATTATACTGTTGTTTGCAAATTAAAATCTTCAAAAAACCAAACTATAACATTCAATATTTGTAATGGAGATTCTAGTGATTATGTTTATGGTAAAGAATTAAACATAACAACAGAATGGCAAATATTCAAATTCACTTTCAAACCTTCTCGAGTTGGTGATGAAAGACAATTTAGATTCATAACTGAAAGCTTAGATTATGATTTTGATTTATATATTGAATTTGTTAAGATGGTTGAGGGTAAAACCTCATCAGATAATTGGACACCAGCACCAGAGGATTTAAACCAAGTTGTAATTGATAATATAGATGTAGTTAATGAAAAGATTTCTAGTGTTGAAAGTAAATTAACTCAAGATTTAAATGGAGTTAAGGTTAATGTTGGAAGTCTTGAATCTAAAACTACTCAAATTGAAAGTAATGTTAATGTAGTTAAAAGTGAGTTAACTGGAAAAATAGAAGATGCTTTACAAGATTCTAAGGAATATTCAGATGAATTAAAGAATCAAGCAATAGATTCTTCTAAGGAATATGTTAATGTTCAAATCAATGCCACTAACTCAAAAGTTAGTGAAGTTGCAAGTGGTTTAGATATTCTAAAGGATAAGGTTGAGTCCAAGGTTTCTCAAAGTGATATAGATAAGAGCTTAGTTGAGGTAAATGATAGTATTAAAGTTACTCAAGAAAATATTAATGAAGTTTCATCTAAAGTTACACAACTTAAAGATAGTGTTAACACAGAGATATCTTCTTTAAAATCTAAAACTCAATCATTAGAGAGTGACTTAGGAGATAAGGCTACTAAGGTTGAAGTTCAAGAGTTAAACTCTCAAATAGCTCAACAAAACGTTTCTTTGGAAGGAATAACTAATAGAGTTAGCCAAACTGAAAGTAAAACTACTCAATTAGAAACTAATATATCAAATGTTAACAAGGATTTAAGTGGCAAGATAACTGATAACTTAAATCAATCAAAAGAATATACAGATGAAGAGGTTAATAAATCTAAAGATGAAGCTATAAATAGCTCAAAGGATTATACAAACTCTCAAATAAAAGTAACCAATGAAAAGGTAAGTAGTGTTGAAAGTAGTCTTGATATACTTAAAGAGAAGATAGAGTCCAAGGTTTCTCAAAGTGATATCGACAATAGTTTAATTGAAGTTAAGGACAGTATCAAGGTTGCAAATAGCAGAATAGAGAGCGTATCATCTAAAGTTACACAACTTAAAGATAGTGTTACAACTGAAATAAGCTCTTTAAAATCTAAAAACCAAACCATAGAAGCTAACCTAGAAGGCAAAGCAACCAAACAAGAAGTTCAAGAGCTTAATAGTCAAGTTGCAGAGCAAAAAGTTTCACTAGAAGGAATTACTAATAGAGTAGGTCAAACAGAGAGTAAAACTTCTCAACTTGAATCTAACATAACTTTAGTTAATAGAGATTTAAGCTCTAAAATAGATGAAAATCTTGAAACTTCAAAAGGTTACGCTGATCAAGTTGCTACTTCAAAATCTGAAGAAGCAAAGAATCAAGCTATATCAAGTGCTAGTCAAGATGCTACAAATAAGGCTAACCAAGCTCAACAAAATGCTATTAATAGTTCTAAGGAATATACTAATGTCCAAATAAGCTCTACTAATAGCAAGATTAATAGTGTTGAAAGTAGTTTAAATGTCTTAAAAGAGAAGATTGAAACAAAAGTATCTCAAAGTGATATTGATAAATCTATATCTAGCATACAAATAGGTGGAAAAAATTTACTTCCATTCACAAAAGATTTTAAATCAAGATGGAGTTTAAATTGTGGAGGATTAACGGATGGTTTAGATGGTTGTAAAGCTATAATAAATAAAAGAATAGAAATGCCGTCACCAGAATATAGACAACAGGTAGTAGTTACTAATATTAATGGATTATCTAAAGGAGATATAGTTACAATTAGCGGATATTATTATATAGATAATTCGATTAATCTACCGAATGATGGTGGTAATGAAATTTCAATTAGAGTTTATTATAATGGCAAGAGTAGTTATTATGATATTCTTAATACTAAATTTAATTCATCAGAAAAAGATAAGTGGATATATTTTAATACAACATCATCACTAAGAAAAGATGTTGAAATTTCTCAAGTAGACCTTTTGTTCTCTTTAAGTAAGACGGGGTTTATTAAATTAACAAAAGTTAAACTTGAAAAAGGTAACAAGGCTACTGATTGGACACCAGCTCCAGAGGATGTGGATTTTAATATTCAAGATGGTATAAGGATTACAGATGAAAAGATAAATAAAGTATCTTCTACTGTTACTCAATTAAAAGATAGTGTAACTACAGAAATATCATCTTTAAAATCTAAAACTCAAACTATAGAATCAAATCTCGATGGCAAGGCTTCAAAGTCAGAGCTTCAAGAGTTAAATACTCAAGTAGCTCAACAAAAAGTCAGCATAGATGGAATTACTAATAGGGTTGGACAAACAGAAACAAAAACATCTCAACTTGAAGGTTCTATTAATGAAGTTAATAGAGATTTAACTGGAAAGATAAATGGTGGAGTTCAAAGTGCTAAAGATTATGCTACTGGTCAAGCTAATCAAGCAAAACAAGAAGCTATAAGTGCTTCTGCTCAAGATGCTACAAACAAAGCTAATCAGGCTCAAGAAAATGCTAAAGCCTATACTAATGGACAAATAAGTTCAGTAAGTAATAAGGTTAATAGTGTTGAGAGTAGTCTTAATATACTAAAAGATAAAGTAGAAACAAAGGTGTCAAAGGAAGAGGTTCAAGAATCTATAGCTAATATTAAATTTAGTGATGTTAACATGATTCTAAATTCTGGTAACTTTGAAAATACTAATCATTGGAGTATAAGAAATGGAAGTCAAAACCTATCTATAACAAACAAGGTTTTAGTTGCTAAATTTAATAATTATGCCAACTGGGGGCTATATGTAACCAACGACAGTTTAAGAAGTAAGCCACTAGATGTTACAAAGGATTATACTGTTGTATGTAAGTTAAAAGCTTCAAGGAATCAAACTGTTGGATTTAGTATATGTGATGGTAACGCTAATAATAGTGCTTACGATGGTAATTTAGATGTGACTACAGACTGGAAGATATTTAAGTTTACTTTTAAACCTAAACAAGTTGGAAATGAAAGACAATTTAGGTTTATAACAGGAAACTTGGGTTATGACTTTGACCTATATATTGAATTTGTAAAAATGGTTGAAGGTAAAACATCATCTGATGTTTGGTCACCAGCACCAGAAGATGTAAATCAACTTGTTGCAGACAATATTAAAGTCGTTGATTCAAAAATAAGTTCTGTTTCTTCAAGTGTAACACAATTAAGAGATAGTGTCAACACCCAAATTAGTTCTTTAACATCAAAAACTCAATCATTAGAATCAAGTTTAGATGGAAAAGCAACTAAGCAAGAGGTTTCAGAGATTAATAATAGAGTAACTTCTATAGATACAAATCTACAAGGAATTACTCAAAGAGTTTCTAACACAGAGAGTAAGACTTCTCAATTAGAACAAGGTCTTAATGGAAAAGCTTCTGTTCAAGAAGTTCAAAATGTTAAGGAGCAAGTTTCTAGTGTAGAAGTTAATTTAAATGGTATCACTAATAGAGTTCAATCTACAGAAAATAATGTAAGTAGATTGGATGGTCAAATCCAAAATGCAGTAACAAAATCAGAATTTACAGAGTTTAAGCAAAATACAGATAGCTTCAAATTTACTGTTGAACAAAGAAGTACAATGAACAACTTAGTACCTAACAGTAGTTTTGAGGGTTATGGTAGAGCTTGGACTTGTAATGGAGAGTTTTGGGCTGGCCCATATGCTGGATATGACTTTAAAGGCAGATTTTGTGGTGCTATAAAAAATGCAGATAGATATAACAATGAAAAATATCTAATGACAGAGAAATGCTTTAGGGTTAAGAAAAATACAACTTATACCTTAAACTTTAAATTCGCTCTTGAAAAGAATGTAAACTCAATGGATGCTTTCGTTATCCTTAGTGATAGTGAAAGTACAAATTATGGTCAAGCTATTCATATGTATAACGCATCTGGTGGAAGTCAAACTAATAACTATCAAGAACAATGTATTACTAAAACTTTCAACACAGGAGATTATGAGTGGGTATGGTTGAGATTTGACCATAATGGAATGAAGGCTGATGTCAATGTAAACGAATGGTGTTGGCTATATATTTCAGAGGTTGGAGTTTATGAAGGAGATGTTGGTCAAGTAAAGTGGATGCCTTCTGGTGGTGAAACTTACTCATCTAATTTCCTACTTGATAGAGAGGGATTTAAAGCAAGTTTCGATGATGGTTCGTATGCTTATATGGGTAAAAATGGATTTGAATGGTATAACGCTGGAAGTGGTCACACTTACCATGCTTTAACCTATGTAACTTCCTTTGATATCCCAGCTGGTAATCCTGGAAGGGCATATGTCAAGTTGCCAGTTGAGTTTACTAAGAGAAAAGATTCTCTAAAGTGGACAGTTGCAACTAGAGGATATTACTATTCTACAACTGGTAGTTTCTTCCCTTATCATGTGCATTGTTCTGGATTTGCCCCAGCATATGAAGAAAATGGACAACTCGTTTGTTCAGTTGAAGGGGTTTGTAAGATACAAAACTCTAACAACTCTAACGATGTTCAGTTCAGACCTTTAACTGCAATGTTAATTGCCATAGCCTAATTTATAGGTTGTGGCAATTATTTTTTAAGGAGGTATTTATGGATAGAATAGATGAAGGTTTTTCAAGAAATGATGAAAATTCAATTAAAGAATATGAAAAATCAGTAACCCTTTTCTACTCACTAGCAACTGGTGATATAAGATTGTATGCTGGTGGGAAGCAAGATATGAGCTACTTTGGAAAAGAGAAGGATGATTACAATTATGGATATTTAGTTGTCGAAAAAGACGACTTTCTACTAAATAATTTAGGAAATTTTAAGGTTGTAGATGGAGAACTTCAATTAAAAGAAGATTCATTTATATCTAAATATGTAATGAGATAAGGCGTTCCTTATTATCTAATATAAATATAAAAGGAGTTGGTTTAATGTTACCAATACAAAAAAGATTAATAAGATACAATCATTCTAGCAGAAATGGAAGAAAGATAGAGTATATCGTTGTCCATGATACTGGAAATACTGGAAGAGGTGCAGATGTTAACGCCCACTTCAATTTTTTTAATGGTGCTGATAGACAATCTAGTGCAGATTACTTCGTTGACGACCATTCTATAGGACAATTTGTCGAAGATTGGAATTACTCTTGGCATTGTGGAGATGGAAAGGGTAGATATGGTATTACAAATAGTAACTCTATAGGAGTTGAAATTTGTATAAATTCAGATGGTAACTATGTTCAAGCAGTTAAGAACGCTGCAGAATTAGTTAGATATTTAATGGGTAAATATCATATAGATATTGACCATGTTGTTCGTCACTATGATGCTTCAAGGAAATCATGTCCAAACCAAATAATAAATGGTAAGGATGGAATAACTTGGACTAAGTTTAAACAAATGGTAATGGGTAGTGATGTTAATGTTACTGCTCCAGTAGAAAATAAAAATGGATTCTATGAATCAAGCGAAACTAGAACTAACGCAACTCTAGTTGGGGAGGGTTCTATTAAGGTTCTTGATAAGGATTGTAATCATGTGAGTGGAAGGTGGATAGATAGCTTAGATAGATTATTTGTTGTAGGAATATATCCTTCAAGAAATTATATAGAAGTTGTATATCCAGCTGGAGGTACTAAATATCACGCTTATATATCAATTGAATACTATAGCAGATTAAGTTTCGACTATCATATGGAATATATAAATGATGGTGGAGAAACCTATGTATGGTGGTCAGCAGAAGATGTTAATGTGGAAGAACATAATGAAGTTCTTCAACCTCATCAAAAAGCAAGTCCTATGTATAGAACTAATGGCTGGTTGAGAGTTACTTTCTATAGAGAAAATGGTGAACCCTCCGATGGATATGTTCGTTATGAAGGTTCTCAAGGAACTAAGTTCTACGAAGAAGCTAAACCTCAATATGGAGTAGTTAAGGTAAACTCTTATCTAAATGTTAGAAGCACACCTGGTGGAAGTGTTATAGGTAAAGTTTTCAACAATGAAAAAGTCTTAATTAAGTGGACAGAAGATGGGTGCTACTATATCCAATATGATACACCAAATGGTAAAAAAGAAGGATATGTTAGTGCTGATTATGTTGAGAAAGTGTAAGGTGGTGTTTTTATGACTTTAGATGTAATTGACTTATTTGAGTTAGTACTTGTAGTACTAACTCTTAAACTTATAGTTTCAAGATGGCAACCTCCAATACAAGAATCTAAACAAGCTATATTATGTATATTCCTAGGAACTGGTTTAGGATTATTTATTAATCCTACTAAAGTTGGTTTAGTATATGGAATAATTGCTAGTGGTGTAGCTTTCTATGGTGGAGATTTAATCCATTCATTTACTGCTATAAAAGATGATATTAAAGATTTAAAAGATGGAAAACCAATAGAAAAGAAAGAAAAGATTGTTAAAGAAGAGGTTGAAATTGAAGTAGGGGAAGGTTAATCCTTCCTCTTTTTATTTAAGAAAGGATGATTTGAATGGAATACAATAGAAAACAAACAAGCTTAGAACCTATAGATATTTTAAAATTTGATACTGTTGAAACTGGAGCAGTTTTCAAACAATATGACATAAATACCTCTATATTAGAATTAGAATTAGTTGCAAATGGAGAGCCAGTTCATCTAAAAGATGAGAAGGTTTATGTAACTGTAAAATCTTCTAATAGTTTATCTACTCAACTTTTAAGTAAGTATTCTGGAGCTTCTGTTAAAGAAAAGGATAATTATAAGGTATTATTAAGAGCTAAGAAGAGTAGAAGAAGAGATGTTAATAATATTATAGATGTTTATATATCACCTCTAGCATTAGAAAATTCTGGAGAAATGATTGCAGAGGTTATGATTATAGACTTAATCAAAGAAGAGAGAATAACTTCTCAAAGTTTCACATTTGAAATTAAACCCTCAATAACACCTAACAGACCTAGTGAATCAGCTTACAAATTAGTTAAGGATTTAGATGGTACTTATATTACAGATGCAGAAGATGTGCAACTTTTAGTAGCAGAAGTAGAGCCAAACTTCAAATTATCTTTCGTTGGAACTAGGGTTAATGAAATACTAGAAAAGGCTAACAATTTTGATGTTAAAGATAATACTAATAAAATACAAGCTCTACAAGAAAAAGATGTTGAATTAGAATCTAAAATATCTAATTTAGAGAAAAAAGATTCTAGTTTAGATGGTGAAATAGCTTCATTAAAATCTTCTGATCAAAGCATAGAAGAAGAAATTCAAGGTTTAAAATCTAAGGATGAATCTATAGAATCTGAAATATCTCAATTAAAATCAAAAGATACTGCAATAGATGGAGAAATAGATAAGTTAAAAAATGCAGATGAAACTATCAAGTCAGATATTAATAGTAAGTATGAAGAGCTTAAACAAAAAACTGATGCAACTAACAATGAAGTTATGAAGTTAAAAGCTCAAGATACAACTTTAGGTGAAAGCATAAGAACTAATAGAGGTTTAATAGATGTTATAAATCCTAAAGTGGCTACCCTTGAACAAGATAGTCAAAATGTTAAAAATAGAGTTAGTGTACTTGAAGGAGATATGAATTTAGCAAAATCAAATATATCTACTCTACAAAGAAGTAATACTGAACTTTCTCAAAAGGTAGAGGGCGTTGAACAGGGTAACGCATCTATTAATGAAATTTTAGAACAACTTCAAAGAGATGTCGAAAGATACAAAAGTTCAATAGAGCTATTAGAAAGTAAAGTTCCAGTATGGAAAGATTTTAAAGGAGAATCTTTTAAGGTTGAAAATTCTTTTTATGGAAAGAGTAAAGATTTGTTAATAAAAGGAAAGACTCTACAAAATTTAGCGTTAAGTGGCGATGAGTATATAGCAGAGTGGAATATAAACAACGTTTCAACTAAAAATTCAGTAAGAACAATGGCGTATGGATTAAAACCAAACACAAAATACACAAGAATAATAGAAATAAAAGAAATAAAAGGTGTTTCTTCTGAATCTTTTTTAATGTGCGACTCAATTAGAGATAATGATGGTACTTATAAACAATATCAATATAGGGTTAATAAAAATTCTAATATGGTAATAAATACTTTTACTACTGGAGATAAGGTTACAGACAATGAATATTCTTTTAATCCAGATAACAAACTATTTAAAGAGGGTTTTAAGCTTGTTATAAGTAAAATTATGATACTAGAAGGGGATTATACTAATAATCTAAACTTTGAATACTTTGAAGGTATTAAATCTCTTGGAGAACAGGAAGATAATAAGATTAGCATTTTAAGTCATGGTAAAAATCTACTAAAACCACCATTAACAGATATTACAAAAAAACAAGGTATTTGTGATATAACTTTAACAAAAGATGGTGAATTTATTATAAATGGCACTAACTCAACAACTGGTGGTGGTAGACATCTATTCATGGATATTTATAATTATAAACTTGAAAACGGTAAAACATATACGTTGAGTTATGAATATGTTAGTGGTTCATCAGACGACCCGAATAAACCAAATATTTTATTAAGTAATCTTAATAATCATAGCGATATACCAGCTTCAATTACCACAAGCTCTAAGAATAGTGTTACCTTTGTTGCCAATAAAGATATGACAGCCTTTTGCGGTGTCAATATTAATGTTGGAAAGAGTTATAATAATTATAAAATTAGAGTTCAGTTAGAAGAAGGAAAAATTGCAACTCCATACGAGTCTTACAGACATGATAAAAAAGATATTTTATTGAATAAGTTGGGCTTTGACGAAGGGCTTAGAGGATTTGATTCAACTATATGTGACGAATTGAATGATATAAAAAATGTTGCTATTAAGAGAATAGAAAAAATAGTAATAAATGATATAAATATATCTGAAATTCAAGATAGACCTAATGCCCAAAATACAAACTGGTTTCAAACTGATTATATTAGTAATACAACTATTAAGACCGGTGGTTTAAATATTAATAATAAATTAATTAGTGTAACCGAAGGTCAGGCGTGGGCTGATTCAAATGATTTTGAATGTTTATCAATAACTGGTACAAGTTCGGGGGCTAGGATAAAAGGAAGGGTTAATAAAGGTGTTACAAGTGAACAACTAAAAGAAAGGTTAAAAGGTTTAATAGTTTATTATGAATTAGCAGAACCAGTTGAAACACCACTTAATAAAGATATTAACTTTGACGCTTTAGATGATATAACTTATGTATCATTAGAAAATAATATAAAAAATGAACTATCTTGTCAATGTCAAGTTAGTTTAGCAAGTAGCAAGGCTTAATTTAGTCTTGCTTTTCTATTTATTTACAACTTCGCTAAATCAGCATTTAGCGAAGTTATTTTTAAATGGAAAGGGGTGGGTTAGCAACACCCACCTCAATAACTTTAACACTAATATCAAATAAGGTTTTATATGATATTTAGATTACATTAATAATAACATATTTTACAAAAGTAGTCAAGTAAAAGGAGAGATTAAAATGGCAAAAGTTTATAACAGAGTATTTACAAAGGAAAAATGGGAAAAAGTGAATGAGTTTAACAAGAGATTATTAGATGATTATATACTTACAATTAAGGCAGATGGTAAAACTAAGAAAACAGTTGACCAATACTTCAATGATGCTAGAATCATATTTATTTATATAATGGAACAACATAGAAATAAAGAGTTATATGAGCTTAAAAGTAAGAGCTTTAGAAACTTTAAACTATGGTGTCAAGATAATGGTATGTCTGCAGCTAGAACTAATAGATTATTAGTTACTTGTAGAAACCTTATGAACTTTGGTTTAGAGGATGAAGAGTTTGAAGATGATTTTGAAGATTTTAGAGTAAATCCTAGTAGAATAAAAGGATTGAAGAAAGAGGAAATTAGAGAGATTATTTTCTTAACTGATGAAGAGGTTGAAATAATCTACAATAAGTTAATAGAAACTGAAAGATATTCTCAAGCTCTACTATGTGCTATGTTATATGATACTGCAGCTAGAAGGAATGAATTATTCCAATTAAAAAGAGAAGATATAACAGAAAAAGGCGTAACTAAGAATGAGGTTATAGGTAAGAGAAAGAAAAAATTTAAACTTATCTATAATGAAAGAACTAAGGAAGCTTTTAAATTATTAGAGGAAAGTCGAAACGATGATTATGATACTCTATGGTTAACTATAAGTGGAAAACCTGCAGCTTATGAAAGTTTATATAACTGGGTTATAGCTTGGAGAGGAATATTAGAAGAAGAAACTGGAACAAGAAAAGAATTTAATGTTCACTCATTTAGACATTCAGCTTTAGAAAATCTTAGTGATGGAACTCACTATATTGCTAGAGCTATGAATAAAAAGTTCGACCTTAAAGAGCTTAAACTTCTAGCAAACCATGAGAGTGTTGAAACTACTCAAGGATATCTAAGAAACAAAGATGAGGACAAGCTTATGGAAGCTTTTGGACTATAAAAAGGGAGGTATTACTACCCCCCCCCATACATACTAATCAACAAAATTATAAGAATCACCATTATAGAACAACTCTAATACATTATCTCTATTTTCATCATTTAATACACAAATAACGTATTCTTCATTTGAACCTAAGTATATTGCTTGTTCAGCAATGGTTTTGCTTAATTCCTTTGCTTGATTTTCAAAGAATACTCTATTCTCATTATTCTTATCTAACATCACATATTCTTTTGCAATTCCTGGTGTTGTAATTCCTATCATGTTAACACCATCACCATTATTAAAAACAACATTTTCACTACCATAACTATCTACAATTATAGATTCTATAGTATTTCTAACATCTTTATTTATAGCTTCTTGCTCTTTTTCAAGATTTTTAAAATCTTCCTTTTGAGCCTTTTGTTGGCTTTCTTCAAAATCTTTTTGCATCCTAGCTACACTAGCTTCTTCTGCTCTCATTTGTCTAGTTTCCTCTTCTGCAATCTCCTTTTTGGAAACAAAAGAGTTATCTATTGCCATAGTTATGACAGTTGGTATATTAATTAATAAAGCTAATCCTATAACCCCCACAACAATTTTTTTACCTCTTGAATATCCTTTAAAAGATTCTACTCTCTCCTTAAAAAACTTTGAAATTCTATTCATTTGAAAACCTCCTAATTACACATAAAATAAATTACTATCAAAAACATTATTATTGATGCTATTATGATTCCGAAAACATCTTCCATAGCTCTTTTTCTTACCTTAGAATCTTTATTGTTTTTCATAAAAACATCTCCTAACCATTTTGTATTTATATTGTATAATGAAATTATTAACTAGAAATTTCCTTTATTTGAATATTTTTTTAAATATCAACACCCATAAGCTTAAAATACTCTTCTTGTAATGAATTTAATTCCTCTTCATTATCCTTTATGGATTTTTTTTAGGTATTTTAAAATGCCACTAATCTCTGTCATTTTAAATTTGATAAGCTCTTTAATCGCTTCAACATCATTGTTTTTTAATTTATCAATTTTATCATCAAACTTACTAACAGCTGCAGTTCCATCGAACTCTAGTGACAACTCTTCAAGTCTTGAAATTTCCTCAAGAACTAATAATTGTATAAGTTTACTCATATAAAACCCCCATTTTTGCAATAAAATTCATCTTTTATTTTGTCAACTTTTTAATTCTATTATTGATATGGTTGTATGTTTGTATTATTTCAACCTTATTTTCAAGATACTTTTTAATATTAATTAAATGCTCTAAATTATTATAATATCTTAAATCAATAACCCCACCACCCTTTGTAGTCCAAAGGTAAGGAGGTTTCTTTTCCTTATTAGAACTATTTGAATTATACATCTCAAAGTAGTAATCTTTAAAATCTTCAAAGTAACTCATAGATTAATCTCCTTTATCTTATAAGACTTGCAACCTCGCATTTGTTTGAAGTTGACTTTCTTACATACCAATCACTTTCCATTATTACTGCAGCAAAGGTATTTAAACTCTTTAAAGATTTTGCGAATCCATCATATTGTTTTCTATCTTCACTCCATACAAACCAATATAAATATCCATCTCTAAATAAATATCCATCATATACTGCACCACAACCAACGAAAAACTTTGAAGGTGTGTATATTGGAACTCCATCCAATATACACCTTAAAGCTTCACCATTAGTAACCTTTGTCATTTTAACCATTCTTATTTTATCAATTAGTTTCTTTATCATAAATTACACTCCTAAAAAGAAATCCAGTCAATTATCTTATTCGATAATTCATGTTCCGAATAATACGCCGCTTTATTATCTCCAATTATATCGTAACATACCCCTTTTTTATTAAAGGGGCAAACCTTACAAGAGCCACCATAATCTCTACAAGTTCTTATAATTAAATCTGCCAATTTTAAACTATTTCTGCTCACTACAAACCCTCCTTATCTTAATAAACTCTTATCAAGAGTTATAAAATATTCTATTGGAACTGCTATGGTATCAAAATCTTGGAATCCATAATATCTTATATATACTAAACCAAGATTAGGATATACATCTATATCATCAATGCAAACATCACTTGGAACACTCCAATTTCTAAATTCAAAATATCCTCTTAAAGCCTTTTCAGCTATTTCTAAAGATTCTTCCTTTACTCTTTGGTATTCTAATAAATCATTCCTAGAAATCATATTTTTCATCCTCCCAACTATAATCATCGAACACATCATAATAATACTCTTCATCTCTTGAGCTAATAGTTTCGGTAAATCTCTTAGGTGCATATCTTCTATTCCAATTTCCATCCTTTATAAGCTCTGATCCTTTAGGCAATTCTCTAGCAAATACATAGGTGTAAACCTCAACCTCTTCTCCATTGTCTAGTTTTACCTTTACCTTTTCTCTATTATATAGATTTGAATCTTTACAACTCTCACCATAGAAACCTTCTAGTTGGTCAACTATAACTAAGTCTACTGGAGAAACTTCATACACTTCACCACAAACCTCTCCATCTCCTTCTACAATTCCTGGATATCCATAAGTTAAGTCGTGCATCTCAAAACCTTTCAACTTTGCATCAGAAATATATGTTGAGTTTTGTAAGAATATATTATTGTGGAATCCACTCTTTAAAGTTCCATAAGTAAATATCTTAACCGATTCCCCTTCTGATTCTACCATCTCTAAAGATTCTTTAAAAGGACAAACATAGTATGGGTAAAACTCTAATTGATATTTAAGTTGCATATTTTGTCTAACCTCATCACATTGTCTATAATATTTACATCCACATAAATTTTTAGCCATCTTATAACCTTCTTTCTATATTTTTTATAAAGGGTGAAACACCCACTATTTTTGACTTTGATTAATCTTGTGATATTCCTCATATTGACTAAATGTTTTACTATCATTACATCTTATTACTAAAACATCACCAGATAGTGTAACAAAATTCCCATTATCATCTGTGAAGCAATATCCATCACTTTCACCAGCATCTTGAACATAAGCATCTTCTAATGTCCATATATCGAATATCTCTCCACCACTATAGTTTATTACTACATAGTCACCCTTACTCTCAAACCATCCACCAGATGATTCTATGTTTTCAAGTGAACCACATCCAACCATTCCCAATGCTAATGCTCCAGCTACTACCAATCCTAAAACTTTCTTTTTCATAATTAATACCTCCTAATAATCATATCTGTTGACATATTTACCTTTTCTTCTATAGTCCTTCTTAGATTTATGAACTCCACAACCTCTCTTTCTTTCCCTAAGATATATTTGAAGTTCTTCTCCTTCTAACTTGGTAGGTATATACCCACCTTTTAGAACTATCTTATCTTTCTTCATCTACCTTCTCCTTTTGTATTTTTATTATATAATTAGTTAAGATGAACAAATTGAGATATTTGACAACTTACTATATTTAAATCTCTAACCTTAGAAAATACTTCTCTTCTCATTATATCCACTCTAGTTTCGCTTATATTAAGCCCTTCCATATCTACTTCAACCTTTTCAAGTAGCATTGTTATTGCATCCACATTCTTTTGTAATTGTTCTTTGGCTATTACCTTAGCTGCATCATCATTGCTGTTTCTAACTACTACTCCTAGTCTTTCCATGTTTACGATAGTCTTGTCATAAACAAGTTCTAATCCTTTATTTATTCCTTCTAATCTTTCTAAAACATCAACAACTATTTTCATATTTAATCTCTCCTTCGTATTTATCTTATATTTATATTGTATAATTGATTTATTTACTTGTCAATACTTTTTTGAAAATTTATTTTAATAATTCTCTAACATCAAGTAGCTTTGGAACATCTATAAGGATTCTTATAATTCCACTTCCTTTATATACTTCATCAGCACTTGTAATTTCTTCATAAGTAACTTTTCTAGTTTTATAATTTTCATTATCCTCTTCAAAAGTCCAAGCTTTAAGCTCTTTATTCCATCTTGCCCCAGCTTTCTTTAGCTCTTCCTTTATAAAATAACAATTTCCACATACTGCATAAACATATCCATTTTTAAATCCATTAGCTATCTTATCTTCTTCATTTGCTTTTTCTATTTCCATTGCAAAGTTTTTGTCTTTTTTCTCTCTATAAGCTCTGATCTTTTCATTAACCTCTTCTTCACTATATAGAACCTTTGTTTCTTCAACTCGACCACTACCACCACACTTGAAGCAAATTCCATCATCAATATAGCCAAATGTTATAATAACGCCTTCTCCACCACATCTTGGACAATCACAAGTAAAGCTTGTTTTATTACCAACTTTTCCTAAAACCTTTATATTTTTATACTCTACACTTTCACCTTTAAAATATCCAAATCTTTTAATCATGTAAATCATCTCCTTAGTTATTTTATGTTTATATTATATAATAGACATATGAATATCATATATCTATTATATAAACAATGTGTAAATAATCTATCTTTTTCTATATACCCAAAATTTAAGCATGAAGAACTCTACAGTATATCCAAGTATAGTAACTATTATAAGTGGCTTCCTCCAAGATACATCTGCAATTGATATTAAGTACATAATTATGAAAAGTGGTATTAGTAGTATAAGTTTTAATAAAATATCTTCAATGGTATTAAATTTATTTCTCTTCATAAAACACACCTATTTCTATATTTTTTTGAATTTGAACTTAATCAAATAGTACAATTATAAGTATTAAATATTTCTCGAATCTAAAATTTTCTTAGATTCCCTTCTGTTCTTTCTTATAATTTTTTCCAACTCTTCTTTTTCAATCCACCCATATTCGTCAGAACCTTCCCCAAAATATCTAGTTAGCCACTTAACTCTTATATTAGGATGCTTAGATTCTAGTAACTTTCTCTTCAACTTAGCTATATCGGTTTCAAACCCTTTAACATCTACATACTCAACCCTGCCATCAACATAAAATTCTTGAAAGTCTAATACATAGAATGCCGCTTTAATCTTCTTTCCATTTCTAATATATTCATCACATATCTTAAATTTTGGTTGACATATGAAGCTCTTTAATATACCATCCTCAACCTTTTGCTTTAAAGTAAGATAATAATCTGCTTCCATAGCACTATCAAATGTTCTACCATCTACAGTAACTTTTCTATTATTATATTTACTCATAATACCTCCTAAACTTCTATTATAGCCTTATTAGATTTTTCTATAATTTCCTCTAGCTTGTCCAAAGTTATGTGTTGGTCGCTAGGAACTTTATCCTTGCATCCATCTGGACTAAAGTACATATTCCCAGTTAACTTACACTCATTCTCTGGCCCATAATAAGAGCAACCCTCTGAATAATATATACAATCAAGACAAGTTGAGTAATCTGTGTTTAAAATCTTATCCATATATTTCTCCTTTAACAACATAATCTATTACTGGATATATCATAGAGTTAATTGCACTATATAAAATATCCTTATCCTTTAATGCCTTATCTTCAATAAAATCAATAGAGAAGTATTGTTTAAATACTCTAAGCTGTCCCTTGTATATAAAGTTAATTTCTACACTTATAGAATCATAATAATATGAAGAGTGTATTGTTGGGTGTAAAAAGTCTATCATATCTATACACTTCCTAAGCTCACCCACAAGTTTACTTCTCAATAATTCACCCTTACCATTGGCTCTATAATTAATATAGTAATACTCTTGTCTATCTTTTTCATTCTCAAAGTATCTCATAAACTACCTCCTATTTTAACTTATTATACTCTTCTATTAATTTAGCAAGTTTCTTCTTAAAAGTTTTGTTTCTTTGAGTTATGTTTGCTCTAGTACACTCTAATATTTCACTAGCTTCTGCAGCTTGAATTTCTCCTAAGTTAACTCTTAATAGGCATCTTTCAAAGTCATTAGATAGGTTTCCTTGTATAAAGTTTAAAAAGTCCCTATCTTCATAGTTTCCTTCTATATCTATTCTTTCATCTTGTAAAACATCGTGTACTGTATTAGCTTCTCCTTCTTTATCTGAAAATTGGTAATCTAAGTTTAAGAACTCATAGTTGTTTACATTTCTTTTATCTGCTAAATTGTAGGCTATTTGAGCTGAACACATTCCTTTTATTTTCCAAGTTAATAAAGTAGAGAATGCGTGTTGTTCATCATATTCAAGAAAGGCTTCAAACATTGCCACTTTAATATCTTGCTTTTCTTCTTCTGTAAGTGCTATATTAGTGCTATTTTTCTTAGTATATTTGTATTCCATGTATATTCTTACCCCTAGTTTAATGTATGTGTTTATAAATTCCTCATTAAATGTCATTGGTTTTACTTCTCCATTTTGTAAAATTATATTCTTTATCATATCTATCGTTCTCCTTTTTCTTTTATATTTTATCTAGGGGAATTACACCCCTAGATAGTTATTTTGTATTTATATTATATAATTAGTAAGTTTTGTAATAAGTTATATAGAATCTAAAATCATTAGTTTCTACCCATTTATTTGTTTCTTTATCAAGTGTTTTTCTTGCCTTCTTATTGCAAGTTGCAACAAATATACTATCAAAGTCTTTTAAAGGCTTCTCTCTAAAATCCTTCTTATAAACCATAACCTCAATAATATCTCCATTTTGATATCTATAAAGTTTTAATTTTGGTGTGTGCTTTGTATCTACACTTAAAACTAGACATTGCCTTCTATCCATACTACTATCAATTAGAGAAACGCTTCCAGTTAATGAAGCTTCAAATTGAGCTAATATATTGATAGGGAACTCTTCTCCAGTTTTTTGTTGTTCATACATAAACTTGCATAATGATATTCCATCTACACCAGTAAATGACTTTTCAGTTTCACTAGATGCAAATTTTCTAATAGCATCTATAGCAAATGGAACTCTTTCTTTTCTAAAAGACTTTTTATTGAATTTCTTTACTATATCAAAAACTTTTAATAGGTCTTTTATAGTTCCAAATTCTCTAAAATACCCTACTTTAACAAGGGTTTCAAGTTGTCTTGAATTAGCACCAATATTCATAGTTGCTAAATCAACAAAGTTCATAATATCATATTGTTTAGAGATATTATATAACTCTTCTGCAATATCATTATTAATATACTTTATAGACTTTAACCCCTTATATATACTATTGGTTTCTTTATCAAAGAAGTATTCAGCTCTTGACTTTCCATAAGTTGGCTTCTCTATATCTATTCCTTTTTTCTTAATATAGTTCATTATCTCTGATGTTTTCTCTAAGTTCTCATCAAATACATTTAGAGAAACTGTAAGGAACTCTAAGGGATAATGCTCTCTTAGATATCCATTTATATAACCTATATAAGAATAAGCTTGAGCGTGATTTAATGAGAATAGATAATCACTAGCATCTTCTATAACTTGCAAGAAGTCTACTATAATTTTTTCAGCTTCTTCCTCTTCTACACCATACTTCTCCTTCATTGTTTTAATAAATGAAGATTTGATTTTTGGTAAGTGCATCTCTGTACCAGTTTTCTTAGAAAAGGCTCTTCTGACAATATCAGCTTCTCCTAGGGTGTAGCCACAAAATTGGTTTAAGAATTGGATTATTTGCTCTTGGTAAACTAAATATCCTAGAGTTGGGGCTAACATCTCATTAAGGGCTGGGTGTCCATTATCATGGAATATACCTTGGGCTAGTTGCTCTCTATATGAAGCACCAGCTGGTCTTATAGCACCATTTCCCACGGAGAAGAGGTCAATATATTTGAAGTTTGGGTATATAGCCTTAATCCTTGATATTGTTTCATCACTAAATAATCTTTCAATATATTTAGAAGCACTTGAACTTTCCCATTGGAATATACAAGTTGTGTCCTCTGCAATAGCTTTCCAAACATTATCATCCATAGGTACATTGTCTGGTGTTAGTCTTTCTATTCCAGCTAGGTCACAAGTTTTGTTTATTATCTCTAGGTTGTCCAATCCAAGTATATCAAGCTTAACAAAGTTAAGTGAATCAATTTCCTTCATGTTAAGCATAGTTACTGGCCTATTACTTGTCTTAACTGTAACCAATCCAACCACTTCATCTAGTGGAATAGGTGAAACTACAGTTCCACATGGGTGGATTCCTAAAGAAACTATTGTTCCATTTATTATATCTACATACTCAAATACCTCTGGGTATTCTCTTCTCATAAGCTCTTCATCACTATCTATATTAGAACATATATAATCTGCTATTTCTTTTGCCTTTGCAGAATACTTTTTTATTTCTGCAGCTGTCCAATCAGTAGTTTGTCCAAGGTTCTTAATATCTTCCTTTTGTCTATCTAATAGTTCTTGGGGAACTTCTTCTTGGAACAATACTGCACAAACATCTCTAACTGATCCCTTTAATGCTATAGTATTAAATGTTACTATATCTGCACAATATAATCCATTCTTTCTATAGATATAATCTTTAACAAATTCTCTTTCACTAGGACACCAGTCTGTATCTATATCTGCTAGTGAAATTCTTTCCTTATTCATAAATCTCTCAAAGTTTAACCCTTCTTTTATCGGGTCAAGCTCTGTAAGTCCTATAAGGTAAGCTACTAAAGAACCTGTAACCGAACCTCTTCCTGGCCCATGATAATATCCTTGAGATTTCATTGCATTTTTAATGTCATAATCTAATAGTAAGAAATCTATTGCACCATTGTAAAGGTATATTTCAAGTTCTTTTTTAATTCTAGGAACATACTCACTAAGATAGTTTTTCCACTTATCTATACCCTTTTCCCTAACACCTTGTCCTATTAAATGTCTTAGGGTGTCGTATGGATTGTCTGTTAATTTAGGATATTTATAACTTCTATCCATTTCAAACTCTTCAACCATATCTGCAAGTACATTTGTATTTTCAAGAGCATCCTCTATTTCTTCATTAGTAAATATTCCTTGCTTATAGAAACAATGGAATACTTCATCATAAGTCATAGCTCTAAGAATCCAAGTGTCCTCACCATCGAAGTGTATGTGCTTTCTTCTTTGTAATAGCTTTCTTCCCAACTCATGTTTCTCATTTAGAGCGTGAGTATCAGTTCCAGCTATTAATCTTATTCCAGTTTCTTTAGATATTTCTTTAAGTTCTTTATTGTAGTTTATTTGAACCTCATCTAAGTGGGGTTGAATCTCTAAGAAACATCTATGTTTGTTTCTTGTTAAGAAATCTAAATAATCTTTATATATTCTAGTTGCTTGTTTCTTTCTTCTAAGTATTCCTCCAACACAAGCAGTTGTTATTATTATGTTGTCGGATGTTTGAGTTAAATCGTGGAAACTTATTCTAGGGTTATAATAGAAACTTCCATCTTCTCTATTGTGTGACTTTGAGATTAATTTATTAATCTCCTTAACACCTTCCCAGTTTCTTGCATATAATCCAACATGATAGTTATCTCTCACGCTTTTAACTTCTATCTTAGAAGCTTTATCACTTAACTTCTCTTCAAATTTAACTTTGAGAGCTTCCGTGATATACATTTCAACACCGTGGATATATTTCAATCCAGCTTTCTCACACATTTCTTTCTTCTTTAGCCAATTAAAAGCATTCCCATGTTCTGAAAAGGCTAAAGCTTTCATTCCATTATCAACTGCAAACTGTATATATTCCTCTGGTTTAGTTACTGAATCTATATTCGTAGTACAGTTACTTAAATGTGAGTGAATGTGATACATAGTATAAATTTTTAATCTATTCAATAATCATCTCTCCTTGGTGTTTTCATATTTATATTATATAATAGCTTAAAATAAATTGCAAGTGTTTTCTTCAAATTTTCTTATATATCTATAATTAAAACATGGTGGTTGCTCTCCAGTAAATTCATCTGGTAAAGTTTTACAAACCTTATATTTTTGAATGTTTAAGTTATCATAACCAACAAAATAAGCATTTTCCCACTCATCATTACTAAAGTTTCTAACTTGAACCTTATCATATTTCTTAAAGTTTAATAAATCATCTCTGCTCCATATTAGTTCTAATAAACCATTGTCCACAGATTCTCCTATATTATCTAACATACTTAATCCACCATAAGGCAACTTAACTTTATAAACTTCAACTATATCAAATTTTTCAGTTCCACTATAAGTAGTTAAATCATCCTTATATGAATCTAAATTCATATAATCTTCCTTACTTAATATAGATTGTCCAACAACTATACCACCTTTATTAAGGTAATCATTATACCACCTTTTTCTCGCATTGTCGTGTTCTTCATATTTATTTACTCTATAAATAACAACCATTCCATCTTTTAGATCAGCCTTAGAAAATTCTTTTCTTATTGTATTAACCCCTTTTCTTGGCATCACCACTTCACTATTTCTCTTATATATATTCTCATCACTACTAACGATTATTCTAACCTTATACTCAAAGTCGTTGTATGATAAAACTTCACCTATAAATCTTACTTCGTTACCATACTTATCTACTTTTGAGTTAACATTTTCGTGACTTATAAACTTTTTAACATCCTTTTCATTTAGATATTTATGAAGTTCTAGTAAAAATGAAGAATTTATAACTATCTTGTTGGTTACAAAACCCTCATACTCTCTTGTCCATATACAACAAGTCATAGTACCTCTTTTAACTGTAATATATTTTGGATTTTCCATACTTACAAAGCTTCTAGGATTTTCATTATCCCAAGAAATATTTTTACAAAATAAGAATTTTGATAAAAATAAATGTGTTGCTCTAAATTCTTCTTCATTATTAATTTTAAAGAATATAGTGTTGTAGTTCATTATAGAAGATATTGTGTAAAGTATTTTATCTTCCAATGAAGCATCTATCATAGAATCATTTTTCTCTTCTATTTCAAAATGTGAATTTGTTAATACTTTAGATTTAAAATATCCATCTGCACTTATAGCTGCTACTAAACCACTATCTAATTGAATTATATCACCCATTTTAAAATTCTTCATAAATACTTTCCTCCTAAATCACATTGTATTTATATTATATAATTAGTATCTTAAACAAATTTCTTTAGAGGTTTCTTTGTTCCTAATTTTCATTAAGTCAGATTGTATTGTTACAAGCTCATACTCATCCTGGTTTAAACCATAGAATTTAGTAAGTTTCGTAAATAGCTTATTCATCATGTGTAAGTTCCTCCTTTAACTTTTTTAGAGCTTTAGATATAATTCTTGAAACTTGAACTTGAGAAGTGTTTAATATACTTGCAATTTCTTTTTGAGTCATATCTTCAAAGTAGTATAACTTTACTATAGTTCTTTCTTTATCATTTAACTTTTCTATGGCTCTTTCTAAGTCTATATTGTTACATAAAGACTCTTCATTACTCACCCTAGAATCTGGAATAAAGTCAACTATAGATGTTGAAGTCCCATCTCTACCTTGTACTTGATATTCTAGGTTAAGAACATTTGTTACCCTTCTCATATTTGATGCTTCTAAAAAGTTGTCACTACCAACCATCTCAATTATTTCTTCATCACTATAACCTCTTGAAGATAAATCATATATTCTGTTTCCTAGACTATAAAGTTCTCTTGGAACTCTCATAGAATTTACACTATCTCTTAGATATCTTAAAATATATCCAAAACAAGATTGATAAGCATATGTTGAAAACTTAACATCATATTTAAAGTTAAAATTATCAACTGCAGATATAAGCCCTAGATTTGAAACTTGAATAATATCCTCCTTATCATATACTCCGTTTGGCTTTACTTTAATTTTGTTTGCCACATATCTAGCGAAAGGTATATTATTTTCAATATATTCTTTTCTTAGACTTTTTCTTGTTTCTTCACTAAAGGTTTTTGCAAACTCTTTATTGTACTTTATTTCTTCATACATAATCGTTAGCTCCTTTTGTATTTATATTGTATAATAACATTTAGCGTTTGTAAATGTATATTATGTAAACAATGTTTGGACATTTATTAAACATCTCAAACATTGAAGCTAACTTTTAAAATAAAATTATCTTTTTATTTTAGAAATAGTATGGTATTTTGGTCTTTCTAAAGTGGCCAGTACCATTATACTCCTTATCTTCAAGCTCATCCTCAATCCATTTGTCTGCTCTCTCTTCTGTTTCACAAACTACTACTGGATATGTTTTATCTGTAGCTATAATGACCATTTCTATCAACCATCTATACATATTGAATACCTCCTAATTACATCTTTGAGATACATAGTTGCCTAAGTCAACTTTCATAAAGCCACAATTCTCACATACATATATTCCAAGATAAATCTTATCTTCTTTATTGGTTAATAGTCCAACCTTTTCACCACTTTCAGTTACTTGTTCACACTCCACCATTTCATCTTTACATAAGTTGCATTTCATAATCTTCTTCCTCCTAATTTTATACTCATTTACGGGGAACTCATTTAAGAGTTACCCCTTTATTAGAGGGTGACATTTTTCACACACACCTATATACTCTTCATCACCGATCTTAACATCTCCATCTTTGCTACCACCTATAAAAGCTGATAACCTACTCTCGTTACCACAAGAACAATCTCCCTTAACAACTACAATCTCATCTGCATAGCACATTAATTTAGCAGTTGTATCGAATGGAGATAATTCGCTTGTTAAGTCTAAGCCACTTGCGAATACATTGACATTATGTTCTTTACAATATATATAAAACTCTAACATTCCCTCTTTATCTATAAATTGAACCTCATCTATAAAGATATATTTTACATCCTTCAAGCATCGTTGAATTAGTATATCTCTAAAGTTTTCAACTTCAATAGCTGGGGCAAATAAACCATTTCTACTCATAATAGCTCTTGGTGTTCTTGTGTCTAGTTTTGGTTTTAAGATTAGAAGCTCATCTCTTCTACAATTAGCTTTCATTAGCTCTGATAATAATAATGCTGACTTGCCACTTCCCATAGCTCCGATAATAACAGTTATTTTACTCATTAAAAAATCCTCTCCAATCTAAAAGTTCCTATAAAGTTTAAACCAGTTATTCCAGTTATATCACATACAACCTTATATTTACTAATGACATCATCATTCTTCTTTACTTGTACTATAGATTCCCTTGAACCATTTGTACTTATCCAAAGTAATTTTATTCCAGATTCTAGTAAAGCCAATCTAACATCTTTAGGGTTTTTTAAGCTATCAGCATCAACCTCTGGAACATTGTCTTTTAATATAGTTCTAAAGACTTTATCTTGAAAATCTTCTGCCTTTGTTGTTAACTTCAAACTTAAATTCATAATAATTATCCTCCTTATCAATATAAATATAAGGCTTTCACCTTATATTTATATTATATAATTACACTTCTAAGAATTAATGCACCTTTTAATATTTACAACATTTTTTATAGTGTTAACTCCTTGGGTGTTTCTAGTTTTCTTTAGATTAATGCTTGAGCTTTCAGTTTCAACCTCTTTACCTCTCGCATTTACTATTATAAATTTATCTTCATCTTGGAAAGTAAGTATATTAACAACCTTACTATCTTCACATAGGCTATTCTTTAACTTCTTAGTGTTATTTTTGGTAGCAAATGATTGTAGGTCAACTTTTGCAATTTTACCACTTTCATAACAAATCATGATAAACTTATTCTTATCATCAAGAACAGTATATCCTAATATTGGTTCGTTGGTGTCTATATAATTATAGATATATTCTCCCATATCTGAAACTTTACAATCCTTTATATTACTAATCTTAATCTTGTAGGCATCAGTTCCTACAAACGCTATAAGCTCTGCACTATTTCTAGTTTCAAATTGTTCGATTATCTCATCACCAGCAGTTAACTTATGTTTACCATTTACATTAGTTACCTTCTTAATGAATCCATTCTTTGTTATAAATACAGTAACATTGTAATCTTTAACCTCTTTAGCTACTTTAGCCTTTTGAGCTTTTACAATATCAACATTTTTAAACTCGGTTCTTCTTTGAGTACCAAAGTCTTTAATTGTATTATACATATCACTCTTTATAATGTCAAGCTTTATTTCATCACTTTCTATTATTTTTTTAAGTTCTACTATTTTAGAATCTATCACCTTTATTTCATCGACTCTCTTTTGGATATATTCCTTATTTAATCTCTTTAATCTAAGTCCAGCTATATACTCTGCTTGAACATTAGTAAGTTCAAATTTACTTTTTAATTCCTCTTCAATTTTATTTTCTTTTGAGAATCTAATTATATTTATAACCTCTTCTATATAATTAGAGATTTTAAATAGAGCTTCTGCATTGTGCTTTTCTAACTCTAAATCTCTAAGCTCACCATTTACATTATTTACAATACACTCTTCTCTCCACTTTAACCATTCCTTTATTATAGTCCATACTCCCATAACTTGAGGAAGTCCTTCTCTATTTAAGATATTCATATTACAAGCATAAGAACTTTCTAATGGTGTATATGAATATAAATCTTCTAGCATAGCTTCTAAGTTAGTATTCTTCTTACAAACAATTTCTATTGCCATTCCTTTTAAGCCAGTTAAATCCTTTAGAGAAACTATATCACTTAACTTCTTCTCTTTATGAAGCTTAACTATAGACTCAATTACAGCTTCCCTAGTTGTAGAATAAGGAATCTCTGTAATTAAAATTCTATTGTGAGCTTCATCTATAGTTGCTTTAGCCCTAACAACAACTGATCCTTTTCCTTCTTTATTTATTTGACTAATAGCACTCTTATTTAGTGCTAATATTCCACCAGTTGCAAAGTCTGGAATTAACTCAACTTCTTCTCCAGTTTCTATATATTTAATTATAGCTTCACAAACTTCATTTAAATTAAAGCTAGGCATCTTATTACTCATACCATAAGCTATACCTTCTTGAGCTATAGTTAAAATCATAGGGAATTTAACTGGAAGAACTTCTGGCATAGTTCTGGTGCCATCAAAGTTAGGAATCCACTTAACTATATCTTTATTAAGATTCTTAAATATATCTTTAGATAAAGGAGATAACTTTATTTCTGTGTATCTTGCTGCAGCTGCTTGTAAATCCCTAGATGTGTGTTGTGCAAAGTTTCCTTTGCCCTCTATTAAAGGAATTACATTATTATCTTTTTGTACCATACCCACTATAGTAGGGTAGCTACCAGCGTGAGGGTGAAACTTCATTACACTACCCTCTACATCTTGTGATTTTGTTAATTTATTAGCTCCCATAAAGTGCATAGTATATAGAATCTTTCTATATACTGGCTTTAAACCATCTGCTATATTCGGTAAGGCTCTATTTCTGATTACGTAGTCAGCATACAGAAGGCTATTTTCTTCTATTATATTTTGTATATTTCTTTTTAAAATTGTTGCACTATTCATCATATTATCTCTCCTAATCTTCTATGCTATATTTATTTAATTCACTTTCTATAGTTGCTTTTCTATCGGCAACATCTTCTCCCATCCACTTCTCAAAAGCTTCAACCATTGCTTCAACATCTTCTACTTTAACTTGAGTTATGTTTCTAGTTTCTGGATTAACTCCTGACATAGCCATAACCTCTGCTTCTAATTCTCCAAGTCCTTTGGCTCTAGCTATATGAGATATCTTTGAATCTCCATGAGTTCTTAAATACTCTTCTCTTTCAACCTCTGAATACCAATATATATCAGTATCATCTTTTAATCTAACTTCATAAAGAGGTGTATTTACTATATACACTCTTCCATTTTTTAATAGTGTTGGTGTTAACTTATAGAACAATGTTAATAGTAAACATTGAATTTGATATCCATCAGAATCCATATCTGTAGCTATCATTATCTTTCCATATCTTAAAGCCTTCTCATCAAACTCGCCTAAATCTTTATTCTTTTTATCGGTTTCTATTCCACAACCCAAAGCTCTTATTATAGAAATTACAGTTGGACTATCTAGTATTTCTGTGAAGCTCTTTTTAAGAACGTTGGTTATCTTACCTCTTATTGGTATTCCAGCTTGGAAATTAGCATCTCTTGAAAGTATTATAGAGCCTAAAGCCGATTTACCCTCTGCAATAAATAACTCTGAATCCTCTCCGTGATATTTACAATCAACCAAACCTTCTAAGGCGTTGGCAATACCATCCACCTTTTCACTTAAACTTGCTCTTAACTTTTTCTTGGCTGCAACTGCCTTACTATTAAAGCTTTGAACTTCTAATATATGCTTTATCATCTTTTCAATATTTTTTGGATTTCTAACTAATTCAAGTTCCAATATTTCTTTTGTGTATTCTGATGCTACTTTTCTATAAAGAGATTTGTTGGTAGATAATTTTGTTTGGTTTGCAAATTCAACTACGGTTGACATAAAGTTACAAACAAAACTTATACTTCCTTCTATATCTCCTACTGTTAACTTTCCTAACTTCTTATCTAGCATCTTCTTACCTTCAAGGTACTTATTAGCAAAATCTCTAACCCCAACTATAACACCATCATTTATAGTACCACCTTCTTGAAGGTAGGTTATGTTTAGGAATGATTGTTGTATAGTGTCTGGGCTAGTAGTTAATACAAGCTCTATAGTATCTTCTTCTTTAATTGTTATATTTTCTGAATGACTCTTATTTTGTAGAGCCATATTTTCTCCACCACCATTAGGAATTACAACTTCATTCTCATATAGCTTAGGTAATCCTAATATTGGTTTACAAGTATTAGATTCTGATAGGTGCATGAAGTAATCATATAAATTCTCGTAGTGATATACTATTGGTAAATCATTTCCACATTGGAAAGTGAACTTAATCTTATTACTTACCCCAGCACACGCCTTAATAATCTCTTTTATTTCTTCAACATCGTATTTGTAATCTCCAAATACTGCTCTATCTAATTCATATTCCACTATTGTTCCTGTGAAATCTGAATCCTCTTTAGTTTTCTTCCAAACTTTTAAAGGTTCATCAATATCTCCACCATTTTTAAATTTTATATAAGCTATCTTGTCTTTTTGGTAGCTCTTAACCATGAAGTGGGTTGAACAATAGTTAGTAACTGTTAATCCTACTCCATTTGTACCAGTAGCAGTTTTCTTATTTATTCCATTATCATAATTTGTACCAGCGAATAGTTTTAGTAATAATAAATGATAATTATCTATTCCTTGAGTTTTTCCATCTATAGGAATACCCCTTCCACTATCAACAACTGTTATTCTATTATCATTGAGGAATACTTTAATTTCACCACTATCAAAATTATTATTTATCTCATCAATAGCGTTTGCCAAACACTCTTTAAATGGATGAATAAAGTTATCTCTACTACCAAACCATATTGATACCTTATCTCTACATTGCTGTCTTTCACTTAATACCCTTATAGTATCTTTGTTTTTTGTCATAAACTACACTCCTTTTATGAAGAGGGGATTAAACCCCTCTGTATTTATATTATATAATTAGCACTTTTCTATAAACCAAACATTAGTAATCTCGTCATATGAGAATATACCATCGTCTAAGTCAAATAGTCCAGTTATCTCCATACCATCTTTTGTTTTCTCTACCTTTAATGAATCTAAATTAATTTTATATTTCCAACCATTATAACTTTCAATGGTTAAACCCTCTGCCAATGCTGCAATAGCCTTCTTAAAAGTATGACCTTCTTTTAATAAGGTGAACTCTAAGTCAACCAATTCATTATAGGTTAACTTACTATCTGTCCATCTTTCACTATTTGCTCTCCATTGTAACTTTCCTTGATAAAGTCTATATGTTCCATAGCCATCCAACTTATAAATCTTTCCATATTCTAATTCATTTAATTTGAAAGTTCTTTCCATACTACTCTTCCTCCACAAACCAAAATCCATTTATTTCACCAAATTCCAAACTAAACTTATCTTTTATTCCTTTTAACTTTAATCCATTAATTAAAGTTTTTTGCATAATTAGATTGTCTAGCATCTTGTATTTATTTCCAGTTACTTCACTCTGAACTTCCAAACCATCATTAATAGATTTTAAAGCTTGTTCAAAGTTTATTATCTTTCTAGGTGTTGAAAATATTATAAACTCTTGTTTTCTTAGCCAATTGTATGACATTAAAGATGTTCTCCACTCATCATCATATCTATATTCTAATTCGCCATCTTTCATTCTATAAACTGTACTGTCGCCTTTTGCTATATAAGTCTTTCCATCTTCTAATTCTTCTAATTTATAAGTTTTAAGTTCAACCATAAACTACCTCCATATTTATATTATATAATTGCATATCAAATTATTAATTGTTTGATTTAATTAAATTATCTAGTTCTTTAATTTTCATTAAAGAAAATTCCATAACATCAAAGTATTTAACTCTAACATCTTGATAAGCATTGTATAATGTGTTATATGATGATATCATTGAACTTAGCTCATTTTCCTTATCTTGATGAATCCTTTTAAGCTCATCATACTCTTTTAGAGATTTAGCAAGTTTCATATTCTCTGATTGTAATTCTGCAATCTTTTTAGTTAACTCTTTCTTTTGAAGCATTAACTCACTAACTTCAACCTCTAAATTTTTAATTACATCCTTGTCGCTTAGTTGTGCAACAACTATTTCACCCTTATTTTTAACTTCATTTCCCATAATCAAATCCTCCTAATTTTAATAGTCTGCTACTTCTTTATCTAATCTTTTACCCATAAATCTAGGGAATCTTAGAGAGTACTTTCCCTCTTTATTTTTACTTTCTTCTGTATATCTGATCTCTACAATACTTCCTATTATAGATGTGTCCACCCACAAATCTTCTCTTTCTTTATCACTAAAGCCAGAACCTATATTTACGGTTGTACCATCTTTATATCTACAAATTAAAGCTCCTAATCTATCTTTATTTCTACCAGTTCCCTCTTCTAAGTCTACCACCTCAAGGTCAACTGTGTGTACTCCTTTAACTTTTATTAATCTCTTTATTCTCTTGCATTCATAATAAGATTCTAAGTTTATCATTATACCCTCTTTTCCAGAAGCTATAAATCTTTGAGCTATACCCATCACTCTATCTAAATCATGTCCAACATATATGATTGGTGCTACTTTTACTAATATTCCATCTACTTCTAATGAATCTAGCCCATCTCTTCTTTCTGAATATTCAATGCAACTCATTCCTTGCATAAAGTGGTCAAGAGGAATCCAATCAAATACGTTATAACATATACCCTTTTTATTATTTGACTTTGAGTTTACTATTGAAACTGTTTCTCTATATAAGTCACCACTATTTAAGTTGTCTACATTTATTTTTAGTAACTCACCATCTAAAACCAACCCATTTCTTAGTTGATTTTTTATCTTTATCTTTTTAATCATTTCAACAATATCATTAAGCCCTGTAATCTCTTTTCCATTTCTTGAATAAAACTTAATATCATCATCTGAACGAATAATACATACACATCTAATTCCATCGAATTTTTCTGTAACATACATCTTTTCACCATTTAGATATTCTGGACTTATCTTTTCTATTGAAGTGGCTAATTGAACTTCAAATTTAGGAACAAGTCCTTCAAATACTTTATTAATAGTTGTAGAAGTTATACCAGCTCTTAAATCTTTACACAACATACATTTAGCCAAATCTTTTTCATCCTCATTAGGTAGATTTTCTACAAGAGAAACTGTTAAAACTCTTAGTTCATTATTTATATTACTCATCTCTAATTTATCTGCAACTTTAAATATATCCTTAAAATGAGTCATATTAGACTTTTCTACAACAACATCTTTAAAGGTTTTATCTGTAATTCCATACTTCTTAAATGGGTTATAAGTATATTCTAAAACCTCTTTTAATCCTGGTACATCTTTATTCCTTTCAAGGATAATTTGCTTATCCTTGTTGGAATTAGTTGCTCTTAATTCATTTATTACATTAATAACATTTTTCATATAATTACCTCACTTTATATTTATATTATATAATTGCCTTACTTAGAAAAATCTATCTCTTTAATTTTCTTAGCTATAACTACATAGTCACTTGGTAATATAACTCTATAGATTTTAGCATATCTCTTCCTAAACTCTTCAACAAATTCATCTATAGTTAGGTGCATAGTGAATGGACTATCCATCCTAACCTCATTTATTATTTTCTTAGCCTTGCTAACCTTCATTAAGCTGCCACTCTCCTTGCTCTACTTCTTTTGTAAGTTTTATTTATTTTTTCTCTCATAGATTTATCAACTACAGTATTTTCTAGGTTGACCTCTTTCATCATTTCATTATATAAATCTCTACTTCCAAGAGAATTTACATTATAAACAATGTCATTTCCTATTTGTAAACCTCTCTCAACAATTTTATGAGTGAATGCTATCCATGAAGCCATTTCGTTAAAGTCTATTGTGCCATTATGTTGTCTAAATTCTATTGTTCCATAGTATAGATAGCTTCTTAGGTTTACTGTATAGTATCTACAACTATTGTAGTAGCTACCTCTACCCTTTCCAGCTATATCTCTTAATAATTCATGTTTAGTGTCACAATTATTAACCTTGTTAATAATTCTTGAAACTGGTCTACAAAATCTATTTTCTATTCTTTTCTTAGTGAACATTAAGTTTATAGCCTTTTCATATTTATTGTAGAAGTTATAAACTCTCATAATTTGCTTTCTTTTTAAATCATTTATATCATGATGAACATGGAGTCCACAACTTGAATTAACTCTTGCTTCAACTTCGTGTAATACCTCACAAACTATTTTTAGTTCATCTAAATTATTTGAAGGAGGGGAAACTATTTCTATTCCTCTATAACCACCGTAACCCTCTACTGATCCATCGTAAACAATCTTCCAGCCATTTTCTACAACTTCATGGGTATTATCAACATCTACAACATTAATACCTCTTTCCTCTAACTTTCTAACCAACTCTGATTCACTTCTAACTGTAACTTCTATTTCTACACCAAACTTTAAATCTCTATTAAAGTTGAAATCTCTTAAATGTTCATCTTCTATTGTAGATAGTAAAGATTCTTGAGAGTTTCTAATAAACATTGAATCTCTTGAAGGTTTATTAAATAAGTCACTTATCATATATTGAATCATCATGCACTCGTCTGGTGATGAAACTTTAAAAGTTGTTACACACTTCTTTGACTCTTCTTTAAATTGAGAAGTTGTTAAGTATCTAGCAAACTCTTCGTTTCTCTTTACATAGAAATTAATCTTAGTGTTAGGTTTTGTTAGGAACATAACTTTTACAAAGTTCTTAAATTCCTTCATTCTAAATAATGTATATCCATCTATTCTATATTCAATGAATGTTTTATATTCTACCCTATTACATCCTAAAGCTTCTGCATAATTTCCTATTTTTTGTGAAAAATATTTTGGTGAAAATACTAAGTTTAACATATCTTACTCTCCTTTTTCTCTTTATATTTATATTATATAATTACAATTTTAAAAGTTAATGACTATTCTTCATCTTCTAAAAATTCTTTTATATTCTTCTTCCAGCACTCTTGACAATTTCCAATACAACCATCGTAACTATCCTCCATACCATCTAAACCTACACATCCTGGACATATAGAGTATAGTTTGCCATCTACAACAAGAGCTTTATCAAATCTAAAGTCAAGTTCTTTTCCAGATTTTAACCCATTTAAAAATTCAACCTTCTCTTCTCTACTACTAATATTAGTAATAGCTTTAGGTTCTTTTATTAAACCATTTTTAAACAAATTTTCTGCTTCTTCTTTTATTTTCTTAGATGATACCCTTTCTCTAAGTGCAGTAATCCAACATTTCCTACATGACATATTACACCTATTTTTTAGTCCTATCTCATCTGGACAACCCAACCTAATAACCTCTTCATTAACTTTAATAAATTGAGAACCTAAATTAAGTAAAGATTTAACTTCACCACCAGAATGTTCATAAATTTCCTCGGCTACAGTATAGTTAAATGTAACCCAGTCACCATAACTTAAAGATTGTTGAATCCTACTAATGCCGTTATAATCATCTCCAAGCCAATTTTCTATAACCTCAATTATATACTCTTTTCCATCTAACTCTATTTTTTTCATTATTCTTCTCCCTCTAAATAATCTTTGATGTTTTTCTTCCAACAATTTTTACACCTAGCACAACTAGGGTTAAATTTACAACCTTCGCTCATTTCATTCGATTCTAATCCAAAGTTATCTGGGCAAGAGTTATATACCTTATCATTTAACTTAAATAATCTTATTCCAACAACTTCAACGTCTTTTCCATTTCTAAAATCTTCTAAAGTCTTTAACTTTTCCTTTTTGCTTATGTGTTTTATAATGCTATCCTTATCTATGTTATATTCTTTTAAGGCTTTGTTAAAAGATTCGATTCTCGCACCTTCTCTTCCAAGAGATTCCTTCCAACAGGTTTTGCAACTAGCTTGACATCTTTCATCAAGCTCTATTGTTGAAGGGCAACCTATTCTATAATATCTCTCATTAACACAAAATACTATACCAGAATCATCTCTATCATCTAACTCATTTCTATTCTCTACTGCTTCTTCTATTAAAGTATCTATTATATACTTAAATTCGCTAGAGTGTTTGCTTATATCATTGTCGTATGCAATATCATAATATCTTCCTAAATCTATATCGTCACATTCATAGACTTTTGTAACCTCTTCTCTTGAGGTTACAAGTCTAATATTAAATTCTTTTCCATTATCTAAAGTTATCTTCTTCATTTTTCTACCCCCTAAACTCATCCATAGCAATATTACAAAGTTCATCAGCTCTATTATTCAATTCATTATCAGCATGACCACGAACCCAATTAAACTCAACATTATGTTTTTGAGTTAAAGCTAAAAGCTCTTGCCATAACTCTTTATTTTTAACTGGCTTCTTTGATGCAGATATCCAATTAGTTCTAACCCAACCTGGAATCCACTTAGTAATACCATTAACTACATAAGAACTATCAGTATATAACTTAACATTACAAGGATATTTTAGAAGCTTTAGTGATTCTATAGCACCCTTCAATTCCATTTGATTGTTTGTCACACCTTTAAAAGCTTCCTTTATTTCCTTTTTATGTTCACTTCCATCAACCATAAGTATAGCACCATAAGCCCCTATAGCATCTAAAGCTCCATTACCTCTAACTCCACCATCTGAATAAATTGTTACGTTCATTTAATCATCTCCTTAAAATAATATTATTGGAAGTATTAGCGTTCCAACTATACAAATAATTGTTAGTGTTAGCATGAACCAATCCATCTTATCTTTCCTTCTTATTGAACATATGCCTATTAAATTTTTAATGTGTAAAGGTAAGAAAATTGTGTAATAAGCTATTGCAATAAAGATTACCAAAACAAACTACCTCCAATCAATATACTCTCCAAATCTAGTATCAACTCTTATTTCATCTGCTACCTCATAATAAGGTGTGGCATCTTCAACCCTTGGATTAACTGGAGAAACTGTAATCTTTCTACCATTCATTTCAAATCCTAAGAAGCATGGTTTTTCAAGAGAGCGATAAATTTCTTCCTCTATTCCTATAAAAAATCTTTTTCTCCATTCACCTCTGATCTTAGCTTCAACCTCAACACCTCTATCAATTTTCTTATAATCAAAGAAGGTATCTGCTAAAACAAATTTACTATTGATAACATCGTTATAAGAACCTTCGCTTTTTGAAGCTCCACTATCTCTAAACTTGTAGAATAGTTGACCATCTTTCACAAAATAAATCTTAACCTTATCAACCACATTATTGTCACACCCAAAAGCGTGTCCTAATAAATGATAATACTTTCCCTCTTCAAAATCCATTACTCTATATTGCTTTTCCAAAGTAATTACCCCTTTCTAGTAATATAACTTCTAATCCCTCACCTTGACTTTCGTTTGGAATTATTATTGTATTTCTACTACTTAAAAATCCTATTCTACCATCACCAACATTACATATTCTATGTGTAAAGTGGTTTTTAAGAGTTTTTTCTATAAATACAAAATCTTTACCAACGTTTTTCTTTTTTAAAGCATCCTTTAATTTTATAACCATAATCTACCTCCTAATTATTTAATGTTTATATTTTATAATTACCCTTAGTTGTTATGGGATTTTAATAACAACTTATCCTACACTTGCCCTTAGTTGCTAGGGGACTTTACTAACAACTTGTCCTTCACTTGATGTTTTTATTATATAATAGCTTTTAATAAAAGTGTTGTATAAACTATAACGTTTATGTAAACAAATCGTTAACTATTAAGTTAACGATTCTATTCTATTAGAAGAACATTCCAAAATCTATTTGTTCATCTTTATTAGAACCCGAAACAACCTCATAATCAGTTGCTTTTATTTGCATATAGGTATTTCCATTGTATAGATTCTCTTCAAAAGTTCCTACTAAATTAATAGTAATATATCCTGGAACTTCTGTAAGTTCTTTAAATACCTCTTCTGGCGTTTTAAATATTACTATAGTAACCCCATTAATCCAAATTCTAAGAGTGTTCTTGCTCCATCTTATGGATGTTGTAGGAATTTGAATATTTTCAAATGCAAATAATGGTTTCTCCACTCCATTATCCCATAGCATATTGTAGTTGCAAACCTCTTTTGCATCTTCAATATTTACGCTACCAAATATATAATCAACATCATATATGATACCTTCTCCTTTGTCAAGAGAAAGATTGCTTGAGGTTAACTTAATCATATTTTCAAGAGAGATTTCTATTCCCGCAGCGTTGGCGTGTCCTTGAACCATTTTGAAAAGTCCAGTTTGTAAGCACCACTCTTTGAAGTTAGGTAAAACTTCCTCATTACCTCTTAAAGAACCTTTATAAATATCATCCTCATCAAGCCAACAAACAATACAAGGGTTGGAATACTTCTCTGCTAATTTGTTGGCTATTAATCCAGTTATACCCTTTATCTCATCCTTATTTTCTAGGGTGAATATTTGAACATTTGCTTGAGGATTGTATTGACATTCTATTTTACTTAGTTGATTTTTTACTATCTTACTTTGTAGCTTTCTAGCATTTTCACACACTTCTAAAGCATACTCATATAGATTGTAAGTAAAATCAATCATTTCATATTTTCTAATTTCTTTATTTAGTTTTCTCTTGGTCACTACAAACTCTCTATCTGGTCTAATATCTGCAAGAGCTTGAAAAACTATAGTCTTGTCCTCTATACTACCAACCCTAGTAACTGCATTTATCATAGGTACAACCCCACCCCAAGATAAATTTCTTAGTGTTATTGAACCTAAATCTAAATCTTTAAAGTTTTCACTTGTATAAACAGTTCTCATAAAGTTGTTTTTTATATTTCTTATAGAGTTAAAACACATATTTCTAACTTCGTTTTCTATTAAATTAGAACTATCTCCAATTTGACCAATTGAAACTAAGTTAAGTATATCACCCATTATCCCAGAACTAACACGAGTTTCTAAGGCTTTACAAACCAAATAAACCATACCAGCTCCAGTTAAGTTTTTATTTGCTAAAGGTGATAATTGATTATTTAATATTATACCATAGTCACCAAATTTGTCAACCTCATGGTGGTCAATTATTATAACCCTCGAATTATATCTAGTTTCTAATGTTTTTATATTCTCAATATCATTTGAGCCAGCATCAGGAATTATAATTAAATCGTAGTGTTTACTTTTACTTATGAAATCCATGAACTCATTAGTTAAACCGTGTTTCTTCTCTTTATGAAGGTAGTAATCTAAATCTCCACCACTTTTAATAGCTCTTAAATACTTATACATAGAAGCTCCACTTGTCATACCATCAACATCACTATCAACTAAAACTAATATATTAGATGTTAAATATTCTAATATTGTTTTTATTGCAATATCCATATTAACTATATCAAATGGATTCGTATCATTATCATGGTTTGGGTTTAATACTAAACCCAAGTCCGTAATACCTCTATTCTCTAATATAGTTGACATAACTCCAAAACCTTGTTTTCCTTTTAATACATATTTCATACTAACTACCTCCGTATTTATATTGTATAATATAGTCTACTATTATATAAATTTTCAAAAATATCTTTACCTCTATCTGTAGGAGATTCTTTTAATCCTAACAATCCTTTTCTATCCCATATTACTGAAACATTAAATATAGGATATAGCTTAGAGATAATTCCATCTATTATCTTCTTTCTATAAGCCAATTCCTCTTCTGCATTTTCAAACTCTTTATCCAATGCTATTACTACATTTTCAACTCCTAAATCTTTAAGAATCTTTACTTGTTCCCAATGCAAAGAGCTTCCATTAAGAGCTATTGCAGTTGAGGTGTTTGGATAATAAGAATGATGTTGAAGAACAAACTTTTCTGCTTCTCCAATTATTGCAGTTTTATATTTCTTTATATTTTCCTTATGCTTGTCTATTCCATAAAAATTTGCTCTAGTTGGATATTTATAAGTTATACCATCTATGGTTACTGGCATATATTTTTTACCTCCATCAACCATATATTGATTAAAGAACCTTCCCCTAATTCCAACTAAATCTCCATCTATATCTCTATGGGGTATAATTACACAATTATATAGAATATCAAACATAATACCAAACTCTTTCATAGTTTCTATTGTTATATAATCATCTATCCATGCTTGACAATAGAAATTATAGAAAGTATTTAATATACGCTCATCATATGTTTTTAGTTTTGGAACTTCTAAATTTTCCAAATCCTCTTCCGTAAACTTATTTACAAATGAATAATCTTGTTTTTCTAAAGATGTTGATGTTTCGGAGAATCCAACTTTAAGGTTAGTATTTGCTATACCAGCAACCTTACAAACATAATTGTAAGCTTCTCCAAATTCTACATTCTTAATGTGCATAACCAAGTTAAATATATTACCTATAGTTCCACACTCTGTCCAACAAACAAAGTTTTTACTATTCACATAATAACTTAACTTATACTTACCTTCATGCTCTCCATTATGACATATAGTTTTAAATAAATATTCGTTATCACTAGCAAATCTTGGTTCATCTCCACCTAAAGAAATAACTATATCAATTATTTGTTCTATCGTTAAATTTTCAACTATTTCTTTAGCTGTCATATTAATTCTCCTATCTAGTCTTTATTTCTGTAGGTTGCACATCTATAAGTTCATAATCCTTTGTAGTTACAAATAAAACTTCCTCTCTCATATTTCCATGATTCATCCTTGACCAAATGATAACTTCATTAAACTCACCGTCTCTATTCTTATATACAATGTGCATAAAGTTAGGTGTAGCTAAACCTCTTCTTAAAAGTGGTTCTATACTCTTTAAGTCTTGAGAAGTTACCTTATATAATTGAACTGCAAAGTCTGCTTTATCTATCGTAGCCGAACCTCCACGGATTGATGTTGCATCTCTATTTTCTCTTTCTTTAGAGTTTCTATTTAATTGAGTTGCAGTACTTATATAAATGTTGTATCTTTCTGCTATATTTTTAAGTCTACTTGAAAAGTTCATCATTATCTGATCTTCTCTTAACCCCATTCCATACTCTTCTTGAATTGTTCTACTTAGTTTTGGCGTTATTTGAAGGTAATCAAACCATACAAATTTACAATCATTTTCTAATATCTCTTGCTCTATTATGTTTTCAATGTCCAACATTGAGAAGTCATTTATATAGTGAAGAGTTATTGGTGAGTTTTTTAATATCTCTATTGCTTTAGCTAATCTCTTATGAACTTCCCTAGAATAATTCCCTTTCTTAATTACATTCTCATTTACTCCACTTATGATAGCTAGTAAACAAGTTTGTAATTGTTCCATCTCAATCTCTGTAGATATGAAGGTGCTATTATAAATAACTTCTTGCTTTACATAGTCACCTATAGAAAAATCCCATATCTCCGTAGCTGAAACTGCAACTACATCTGCTAATGCAGTTCTTGTTTTACCTACACCAGTACCAGCTGACTTTATCATTAACTTACCAAATCTCATACCTCTAAATATAGTATTGTAATACTTATTTAGGAATGAAACTCCATAATCTGGTTCTTGGTGTAATCTATCTAGCAAAGTATCTAATCCGTCACTAGCAAGATATCTCCTATGGTTACCAGCCACATTCCAATCATTTTTTATGTTTACTAACTTTAAGCTAAAGTGGTCAACTATATCTTGCAAATCCATTTTCTCAAGCTCAATAGCTTGTTTATTTACCTCTGCCAAGTTGGTGTTGGTTGGATTATAGATGTCTGAAATATCAAATCCCATATTATTAAAATCTCTTAATAGTGAAAACTTCTTTATTATCTTATAGTTCTCATCGAATAAGTCTGGGTTACACTTTTGTATTGCGGATGATAAAATTTTGAAACCATCATTTTGAGTAAATATATTGTATGCTTGAGCTTGTTGAGCCAAATAGTTATCTACATCTACTGCAGTAATTTCTCTTATGGTTGGTGTACTAATATAGATATTATTTATACCAGCAAACATGATTTTTAAAAATGAATCTTCAAAATCTTTTTCACTAACTTCTCTACCTTCTTTATTTAATAGTTTAGGATTCTTACAAATACATCCTAAGAAATTAAATATTGCTCTTCTTGGTACTAATAAACTATTGCTAATCATTCAACCACCCCTTATATTAAGTTGCTTAAATCAATCATCCTTGATTGTTTATATACATTCGTCTTATCTAATTGCTTTGTATTTACAACCACAACCTCATTTAAGCTCTCTTTATTCTCCTGTAACTTTCTTTGTGCATCTGCTATCCTTTGTTGATTAATCCAAAACTCCTTAGCTTCATCATATTTGTATGAGATAATCCCTAAACCCATTTGAGGTTTAAAAGTTATTCCAGTACAATTATTTTTTAAGTATTTCAATGTCTTGGTCATTCCAGTTAATGTATAACCAGCTTCATCTTGATATTGTTTTATTTGCTTTAACATCATTCCAGTTGGAAAACTAATGTTGTAGTATTCCTTTATGGTGTCGTAAAGTTCCTTCCTATCCTTTTGCTCTTTATGTCTTTTCTCAAGACAACTTTTGCAATATCTTTTTCCTCCTTCTTCTATTAAGTTATCTAATGGATGTTTTTTATTTTGATTTACACAATCTTCTCCATAACACTTATAAAGTCTTAATACCATCTAACCAACTCCTTTTATATTTATATTATATAATTGCCTAACTGAAAGTTAAGGGTTATGTAGTAGATTAGTGTAAAAAAACACTAATCTATAATTGTTGCTTGGGTTTTTACCCTTCCAAAGTTTATAGCTTGTTCGTGAGAAGGGAAGTACACATCTATAACATAAACTCCATTTCTCTCTACAACTGCTCCACCTCTATCCTCTACACTAAAGGTAGCATCTTCTTTATACCACCCCAACTCTGGTATATAGATTTTAGAGCCTAGAGGAATGCTTGTAGGTGCTGCAATAACTCCCACTCTTGTACTTGTTCCCATAGCAGTTTGATGCGACCACCCCCCACTACATGAGGAACAATTACAATAGCCAGTTAGCTCTACATTTATAACTTGTCCATTTTTATTACCTATTTGCTCTTTTTCTTGTTTTTCCTTTTCTAGCTTTCGCCTGGCTAACTCCTTATTCTCTTCCTCTAAAGAAGAGATAGTATTATCTTTTTCTGCCAACTCTTCATCTTTATTTTGAAGCTCTTCATCTTTGGAATTTATTACACCTTCTAGTTCGGTTATCTTCTCATTTAGAGAATTTAATTCATTAGATTTTTCTTGAACCTCTTCTTGCATAGAAGAGTAGCTATCATTTAATTTATTAAGAGTTTTTCTACTTTTATTTATTATTACCCCCTGTGTTAGTATTAGTACGCTCATGGTGAGCGTGAGTATTGATTTAATGATGGTGTTAATTTTTTCTTTTTTCATAATGATTCTCCTTTAAATTTAAATTTATAAATAAAAAGAGTGGAAAATCCACTCTTTTAAATTATTCAAGATTCTTCTTTAAATCCATTATTATAGTTTCTAATACTTCTGCATTTTCTTGAGTGCATTGTTCTAATGTTCTTTGTATTCCATTGTCATCTTTTCCTAATCTATTGTTGACAATTACTACTGCTTCTTTGCCTTTTTCTTTAGATATTTCCATTGACCTTCTTCCAAGTTCTTTAATTTCTTCTATTAAATCTAAATAATCTCCAAACTTAGCCTTATAGTCAACAACTGTAGTTTTCATTCTCTCATCTGTTGTCATTTCTCCACCCTTAGAATCTATTCCTTTTGCAAATTCTGATAAGAATAAATCTATATCTAAAGGCATTGTTAGAGGAAGAGGTGTTCTAGTTTTTCCAACTGACTTAACATTATTATCAGTAACTAATATTCTTTTTCCTTCCTTATCTAAAGTGATGAAGAAAGTGTAATCAACCTCTGGTTCAATTAAACCATTTATTCTATCACTCATCTTAGGCATATATTTTTCGCCTATCTTCTCACCTTTATTGTTTTTAATGTCAATAGTTTTAGCATGACATATATATACAAAGTTGTAACCTCTAGCTTTTAATCTATCAAACGCTAAGTTGTAATATCTATTTATTAGTGGGTAAGCCCCTCCGTGAGCTTTACAATCTCCTAAATTATCTTTTCCATACATACCTAATATATAATTTTCTATCATTTCTCCTACTTTTGTAGTAGTATCTATGATTAAAGTATCATATAAACTTCTTGCTTCATCTGTATCGAATTGGTCTACATATTTTAGAAGTGTTAAGTAGTCTGGAACTGGAACTCCTATAGCTCCTGGAATACCTTTGTAACCAAATTCTGCACCTAAGATACATGATTTTTTAGGAAACATCTTTGTTGCCCAAGTTGTTTTACCCATTCCTGGCATTGAGTATAATAAGAAGTTATAAGAAGTTAAGTCCTTTGATAATTTGTTTGGTTGTAAATTTAAAACATCTAACATAAATTTAAATCCTCCATTTTTTCATATTATTTACTTTATATTTATATTATATAATTATATCTGAAATAGTTAAGGGTTTTTTAAAAAATTAGTATTGTTCTATTCCTGGATAGCAAAATAGTATTGTATCTACCTTTTCATTTAAAACATCTATCTTTTCTTCTATCTCTGTAGTATCTTCTCCTACATTCATTAAGCCATATCTTCTCATTTGAAGAGAAGATAACTCATCCAAATACTTATTTAAATCCTCTTTAGCCTTATCATAGCCATCACTTTCTGATTGTTCTATACTTGTATATAGGTCGCTAAATATTAGCATCTTTCCATCATCTCTACTCACAACTAAACCTCCAGTAATCCTTTATTATTTCCTTATCATATTGAGCTAAAGCAGTAGGTGTTCCATATTTGTCGTGATAATCTCCTACTCCATCTTTAGTTAATGTTACAAGGTAGCTACCATTTCCAACATCGTAAAAATCAAATATCTTACCTTCTCTTCTTGCTATTCCTCTGATCCTAATAACTTCTCTCATAGAATCAACAACTAACCTTCTTTGAGTTACATCGCTTATTATCATAAACATCCTCCAATTCTATTTATAAAAAGTCTGGCTCTTCTGGTTTCTCTGGTTTCTTACCAATCACATCATCAAATCTTTTACTAATCTCATAAAAAGCACCTCCTAAAGTTTGACGATATTCCTCTTCTTTAATACTGTACTCCTTCTCTTTTTCTTCAAATATTTTCTTCTTTCTTTTGTTTTTTACTCTTCTTAAAATTTCTAAATATAAAACCAAAACAAAAACTCCAACCGTTCCTATTTTTATAACCATAAAACCCCTCCTAATATCTAAAAATTCTTGTAGGCTTCTTACCTTTACATAGTCCAATCATATTCTTAGTTCCTCTACTATTACCATCCCAAAAAGCAACTAAAGCATCACAAACATTATACATTTCTTTATTTCTTATATGACCAGCTCCACGACCATACTTAGCCCATTGAGCTGGGAACCTCATTATTTCAAATCCATTCTCTTTTGCGTATCGTTCTCCCATAGTATCTGCTCCATTTGCACAACCAGATACTATTACTATTTTCTTTGTCTTTCTTACATTTATTAAAATCTTATCTAGTGATTCTTTGAGGAAAGGATAATCGTTAAAATCCCTTCCTCCAGCTACTACTACATAAAAACAATTACTCATACATCTACACCCAACTTACAATGAATCCACCTTCATTATATCTTCTAGCTTCTGATACATAGTAACCATTCTTCTCCAACTCTTCCTTGGCTTCATTTGATAATCTTTCTAAGGTAATTGAAGTTCCTCCAACTAGAGCCATTTTTACAATTAAATCCTCTATAGTGCCTAGCTCATTTTGTAAGTTACTTCTCATCATCGCCCTAATCTCTACTGCTCTTTTCATATAAAAACCTCCTATTTTTAAAATAAAATGAATATTTTAATTTATCTAAATTACTTTTTCTTGTTGCAATGAGGGCATATTATTACACTCTCAAAGAAATTAATAAGTTCTTGTTTCTCTTTCTTATAGTTCTTTAGCTCTATAAGACAATTTAAAACATGAAAATCCTCTTCTGAAAAATCTTCTTTGCTAGTTCTAACTCTATAGGTTTTTATTAGACTATCTAATATGGCTCTATCCATTATTTACTTCCTCCAAGTGAACGATATAGAACTATCTCACTAACCCTTATTGTATAGTCGCTTAGAATAATAAAAGTAAAATCTTTATTGTATGTGTTGATTCTTTTTAGTAGTTCATCAATTACCTTCTTCTCTTCCTCAACCCAAATACTCTTTTCGTCTTTTAAAATTATCTCTGTTTTCTTTTTCATAATTACATCTTCCTTTCATCCCAACATTCAACTATTCTTCCTTTATTGCCACAATCTCTACATTCAACATTGTAAGCTTCTCTATCTTTGCATATTAAACTACTACCAAATCCTACATTAAGCCCCCCACACTTAGGACAATATATTGCAGTTCCCGTAAATCCAAATAAAGTATTTTTAAATTTTTTCCATGCTAATCTTAATCTGACCACTTCTCTTTCCATAACTTACCTCCTGGTCTTGGTGGTTTTGGTGTAGTAGGTTGATTGCATCTTACCACACCACCACTCAAACTTGTTACAAATTTGTTTAATGTTATTTCAACTTTAATCTCCATGCTTTTCTATTCTTCCATCGAGATAGTAAACTCTAGCACTTCTATTATTAATTGGCTCTCCCCAAATATTAGGAAGGGCTTCCCCTTCATCATCTAATGAATCATAGTCCCATCTTTCGCCACAACAAGGACAATAACTCATATAATCTTTTGTAATCTCATATGCTCTTCTCCTAGCTTCTGCTGCAGTTTGAGCTTCTATTATAATGAAGCGACCTATCTTATCATTTATTATATGCCTTCCACCACTATTGAATTGAGGTAATGAATAAAACATTAATTATCTTCCTCCATCATCTTCTCAGTATCTTCTAATACTTTCATAAAATCCTCTGCTCCACATCTTTCCAATGAAACAATACAACTTACACACTTTTTAAGATAGTCTAAATCTTCATTATTTTTTATAACATAATCAAAGGTCATACCATCTAGTGCAGTTTCAGTATAATCATTGAATGACTCTATATTAAATGAATCTCCAGCATCTATACATCTTTGGATTCTTATATCCTCATCTGCTTCAACCTTAATTAATATAAATCCGTTTCTCTTCAACATTTCAACTTCATTAGGTTGTCTTACACTAGAAACTATAATAGGAAAATCTTTTCCATTTCTCTCTTCTGCTTTCTTTATCCAATTTTCTACTATATTAACCCAAACATCTTCGTCTAATTTTCTCATATGTTGACCAACTGCTATAAGCCTTTCTCTATTCTTAACACCTTTTGTATCTGGGTATAATATATCCGTAACCATTCTAAGAGCATCCGAAAACTCTACTTTATAAAACTCTTTTAATTCTAAGCCTAGTAAATCTGCAACTGTACTTTTTCCACTTCTTATCTTTCCTACTATTCCAAATCTTAGCATAAAGTTTCCCTCCATTTTCTCTTAAATATGTTGACAAATTACATATCAAGTATTATTATTGAATTGTAAACAGTTTTACAATTTATTAATAAACACAATGTTTTAGTTTTACATTTTTTAAATTCTCAAAAGTTATATTATTCCACTACAAGGGGAATATGGTGTTAACAAAATTAAACAATTCCAAAGCTCTACTCGACACTATAATTCGCAACCTATAATTCACTTATTAAACTTCGTACACTCATAGCTCTTAACTATGAGTGTATTTAGTTTTATATATTAATTAGAATGGTAAGTCGCTATCATCTATTGCTGGTATATCTGTTTGAGGTGTTGATGCTTGAGGTGTTGAAGCATCAAATCCACTACCAAATCCACTTTGAAGAGATTGTCCACCTAGGTTTGGTGCAGTTTGCATAATTTCTGCTTTAGCAACTTCTCTTAATTTCTTCATGTTTTCTATATCTTCTTTTGAGTAAGCTCCTAATACTATTGGCATATCTCCACCTATTATTACTTTCTCATTTACAAAGTTTCTAACTGTTGTATCTATATTTGAGAAAGTTTGTCCAAATCCTGGAACTGCAGCTTCTTGAGCTTGTTGAGATTCATCTATCTCTGCATAGTTGTATAATGCTATACTAAACTTAGCAGTAGTTCCAACTGGGAATAGTTTCTTGAATTGAGGTGCTAAATCTGCTCCAACTTTAACATCTCCAAATTCACTAATTCTATCATTGTAGCCAACTGTTAAGATTTTTACTGATAATCTTCCACTTGGTAATCCTTCTTTTCCGATCTCATCTATAACATTATCTACTACACACTCTAGGACAACTCCACATTCATCTGGATTAACATTACCAGCATCCAATCTATTTACGAATATTCCACTTATCTTAGGGAATGATTTAAATTCTCCATCGCTACCAACATATTCATTTAATGAGATTGAACCTGTAACCTTGATTCTATCTGCGTTTTCTCTTCCATTTTCATCAATAGTTTTATATTCATTTGCTACTGTTTGGAATCCTTTATATAGTTTTGATGTTGCTGCTGCAAAACATTCTACTCTTTGAACATTAACCTTATCATCTGCTAACTTACTTTCTATTGTTAACTTTAATGAAATATAATCACCATTTTTGTTTTGACCATATCTAACCTCTTTTGATTTTAATAAACCTACTACTACTGCATTATTGATTGATTGTTTCATATAAACATTCCTCCATTTTTTAATATTTAAAAGTCATCCACATTTAATAGACTTTAACTATCTAACGCCATATACCTCTCAAAGAGGTTCTCCACATGGATAAGTAAGTGCGTTGGTTGCTTCTTGACTTTTATTTTCATCTTATATTTATATTATATAATTGCTTACGGAGTAGTTAAGGGTTTTCGTAAAAAAAATAAAAAAATAAACTAGGAATTTTCCTAGTTTATAAACCAATCTTTTTCTGTTATTATATCTCTTATAATTTTTAACTTCATCTTCTTCTTAGCTACATTTAATGATTCAATGCTACCAACTATACCCTTGTCTTTTAATATGTTCTTTAACTCTAGTTGGTTTATGTCTAATCCTTCATTAACTTCATATTCTAACTTTACTAAATCATATATTATTTTAGAATTTTTAATTGAAACTGGTGTAACCTTCATATCTAAATAGTTTGAAAAAGATTCAAATCTTTTCTTTAATGTAGCTGGTGGCAATATAACTGCTGCATTCTTTCTTCTTCTTGACCTCATTAGATATGGTGATTCTGTATTTAGTTCATATGAAGGTGAGAATCCTCCAACATCATTTACAACATACTTCTCCATTTCCTTCTCTTCTAGTGCCTTTTGGATAATGTTATTACAATATTCATTTAACTCTAAAACTTTTCCTTCACCTAATTCTATTCTTCCGTCTTTAATTTGTTTTACCTTTAAGTTTCTTATAGTGTCAAGGTTGTCGTCATATAGTCCTAAATACACTAATAATACTAACGCCTTATCTTGATAGTTGATTAAACTCTCTATGAAATCATAAACCTCACTTGGAGAAAGATATTTAGTTTCTCCTGTGCTAATTATACTTTGTATGTAAAATAAATTTAAGTGTTCAACTGCTTCAAAGTTGTTGTAGAATTTAAACATATCCTTCATTCTACTCACTAAGCTAGATATTGTAGTATTTGATTTTCCATTATATTCCCTCTTTATAAATAAGTCTACCGTAAGCTCTGTCATATCCTTTATGCTATCAATCTTAGCTTTATTCATATAAGCATCTAGCTTCTTACAAATAACCTTTGTTGCATTTCTAGTATTCTCACTCTTTATCGTTTTTAAATAATCTTCAAATCTTTCCATTTCTTTTATTCACTCCTATATTTTGTAAATTTATTTACTTGATGTTTTTATTATATAATAAGTTGAGTGCATTTTCAATATATTTTTTTAATTAAATTGTAAACAAATTAAAAAGGTCAGACAAAAATTAGTCCAACCTTTTCTATGAATTATCATTTATCATTTCTATTTCATCTTTTAAACTTTCTATCTCATCTATCATATAGTCCATCATACTCTCTACCTCAACTAGCCAATTATCAAACTTTTCATCTTTCCCACTAGGCATTATAGTATCTATTTCATCCATTAAACTTTTCTTTTTATTATATAGAATCATATTTACACCCCTAAAATTTCTTTTTGTAAGTTGGTTTTATATACAGTTTTTATAACTGCAAAATTCTTTTCCTCTTTAATTATATAAACCTTCCCTTGTTTAGTTGTAATCTTAGAAGTGTTGTTACTTTTCTTTTCTATCTTTCGTACATTTAAGGGTTTTAAATCCATCCTTATTTGTTGGTCAATAGTATATTTCCACTCTTTATTATCTAAGAATTTAATACCCCTCTCTTTGAATCTTCTCCTAACATGGTTAGTTATTATAAGCTTCTTGTTAAACATCTTTCTTTCCTCCTATTTTTATATTTATATTATATAATTAGTAGGATGAAATTTTTACCTAGTTAAATAAGCTTTTCATTATAGCCTTGTCTACTTTTTGCATATCATCTTCACTTAGAGTACCAAGTTTTCTAATTATTCTTTCCTTTGAAATTGTTCTAACTTGCTCTGCTAAAACTAAGCTCTTATCGTAAGTTAATCCATTTTCTTCACTCTTCTCTATCTCAACATGAGTTGGAATTACTGCCTTTTGTTGAGATGTAATACTTAGAACTGTTAGTACTGGACTAAATCCATTACCCATATTATTGCTAATAACTACACAAGGTCTTCTGCCCTTTTGCTCTGATCCTTTTCCTTCTTGTCCTAAATCTATTAATAAAACATCTTTTCTCCTAAATCTATTATCTATTCTTTTTGCCATTGGGTATGTACCTCCTAAAATTTAATTTAATTTATTTTGTCTTTATGTATGTGGACAACTTGTCCACTATTTCTTTGTTAAAATCCACCATATAAGAACTAATCCAAAGATTGTAGCTATTATTAATTGTGGTGCAAATACTAACCACCAACCTATACTAGCTATTCCAGTTAGCTTTAAAACTAACATTAGCACCGTATATAATCCAATTAACCCCACTCTTCCACCTCTCTCGTTATCATTGTTGCTACTACTACTATACTTATCAAGTATATTTCTCATCATCTACAACACCTCTTCAATACAAAATTCACTTCTTAAATCATTTTTTAAGCATCTAATATCTTTTTCATTTCTATAGACTTCTCTCATTCTTTCATAGGCATTACTTTTAAACTCATTTATTATTTCATCATTTGACCTAAGAACCCTTTTCCCAAAAAGTTTCTTTTTATACCTCTTTATTTTCATAAAGTTATAAGTGTCATTCACCATATATGTTATATAGTAAACCTCTTCTGGCTTACCTAGCATAGTGCCTATATAATACATTTCTAGTATCTCTATTCTTAATATAGAAAACTTAATCATAGCAACTAAATCCTTTCACTTATTTCATTTAGTAATTCTCTTGTTGTGAAATCTTTTAGAGGATTTTCATTAAACCAAGCATCTATAGTCTTTTGAATTACCTCTTCATCAACCTCTAATGCTCTCATAGTTGCTAATATAATTCCTAATCTATAATCACAACTATCCTCATCTTTCTTTCTAGCAACCCCAACCTTATCATTTAAAACAACCTTGGTAGTTCCATTATTTATTAAAACATCTAATTCAAGATTAGCTCTACCCTTTTTATTTATAGATATCACTTGTCTTTTTCTATCAAAACAACTTTCACTAACCTCATATATATTACCAATTTCATACTCATCTCTACACTTTAATATTTTAACTCTTATATCACCACAAGAACAATTTTCAAGAACCCTTCCTTCAAAACCCATATCCTTAGAAGTGTAAGCATATCTAATACTTGAATCATTTCCTACAATAATATCTCCAACACTAAACTTTCTTTTCATAAAATCATTCCTCCTAAATTATCTTATATTTATATTATATAATTACCTGTCGAAAAATCAATGGCTTTACAAATTGTTTACAATATTTATTATAGATATAAATTACTATTAGTAATATCTTCTTTACAGCCCCTAGGGAACATCTTTTCTAAGGTTTCCCTATTATCATCATCTGTTAAACACATCTCTCTAGGTATTCTAACTATATAAGCCCCATTCTCATTAATTTTATTTGTAGGTTCATCTAATAGGTGTTTGTATTCATCTTTTATTATTAATGGTTGGGTAAATGAGCTATAATCTACTTCGTGATGCCATCTACTAAACTTCCATACTAATTTAGCATACTGTGGATAGGCATCTACCAACATTTGAGATTTTGGTAAAGTTCCACCTTCATCATGATTATAAAACTCTTCTGTATTACCACCTTGAATCTTTTGAGTAGTAACCTTAGCCCCTAAATAACAATTGAATTGAATTGTATTCCATCCATTACTTAAAACATCTAAAGATTGAATAGTATCTTCATTATATCTACCCCTTTGAGTTATTAAAGGACAATTTAGATTCCACAATCCATAACTATAGATTCTAGTATTTATAGTAAATGGTGGATAAACATTTTCTCCTAAGCAAAATTTAGAATAGTTAAGTCCTGCTAGAGCTATGTTTTCATATCTCTCTACAAACTCTTCAACACTTCTAAAAGTTTCTGGAGAATGACTTAATATCCTTCTTCCTCTCCAAAATCTATCAAAGTTTTCACTATTATCATCTAATATCCAAGCCCAATCATATCCACTAAATCTTGCATGGTCTGCACAAAAATTCCTAGCTGCGCCTGGTCCAGTTGAATTGATATTACCCAAATCACTTATACAATCATAATGCTCTTTGTAAGCTAAATCCATTTCTAATATAGTACAATACTTAGTATTTAATTTACTTGCTTTGTACTTTTCTACATCTTGGGGTTCTACTACTATATAGTGGGGTTGTCCCATTCTTGATAACCAGTTGCTTGTAGCAAATCTATACTCTTCACTTCTATTCTTAGATATAACATATATAGGATATTTAGCTAATCTTCCACCTAGTACTCTTATATTTCTATGTTCACCTTGTATTAACTTTGGAAACCATAAGCTCTTAGTTTTATCTGTAACTGTTTGCTCGAATTTATCTGCCAACTCTTCTATTGTGTAATCTATAAATATAAAATCTATTTTAGCATAATCACTTTTATGGAAGTCAATAATAAACTCTGGCATATCTTTCCAATGTTTTAAATACATATCCATCTTCTTTGGTTTGCTGCTTGGTTTTGTAGGCTTCTTATATTTAATATCTTGAACACCTTCTTTAGATATTGTAACTTCCTTAACTAAGTTAGTTAGCTCAATCCCAAACTTACCACCAAAAATATTTAAATCCTCTTGGTTTCTAAATCTAACAATTAACTTCTTTTCCATTGCTACTCTCCTTTTTATTTTATATTTATATTATATAATTGCTTGATGTGAGATTAATTCACACCAAGCAAAATATTGAAATTATTTAAAAGGTTTTAAAGCATCGTTTCTAGTTTGAATTTTAGCATCGTTTGACATTGAGAAGTCATATCCATAGATAGCTCCATCAAAATCTCCATAAGTTGGGTTTGGTAATGCTATATACTTAACACCTATACTATCCTTATTATCCATCACAATTTGACTTCTTTCTTCATTACTCTTCTTATAATATTCTCCACCGAAGTCACCAGCATTGTCACCTATATACATTATTACATTGTAATCATTTTCTACTGCATCCATTCTCTTTTGCTTATTAGAAGAATCTTCTTTAAGCATTATATGGTCTTGTGGTACGTTAACTCCAACTGCTTGTAAATTTGCAATAGTAGCTTCCATTTCCTCTGGACTTCTATTAGATATTAAGAACACTTCTACACCCTTAGATTGTGCATAGTTAATAAAGTCTACTGATCCTTCTATATCTTCACATTCTGCCTTAGTAGTCCACTCAACAAACTCTTCGTGATTGTAGCCATGATTACTTGTTATTTGATATGCTCCAGCTGGTATATTATCTAATATAGTTTCATCTATATCTAATATTACTGCTGGGTTGCTTGGCATATCACCACTAGCTATTAATTGGTCAATATTCTCTTCTGCTTGTTGGTATGCTTGTAATCTTAAAGCTTTAACCTCCGCACTATCTTGTTGCCATAAAGTAGCTAATACTGCTTCTTGGTTTAATATATTTCCTTGTAGCTCATCTGCCCTCTTCTTATTGTTAAAAGTCCCTAATAATCCTAAAGCTGTTGTAATTGCTAATACTGTAATAATTGATTTTTGTTTCATAAATTATCATCCTCCAAATTTTTATTATTTATTGTTAGTGCCTAAGACACCCCTTCTATCTCTATCCTCAACTCTCTCATTTAGCCACTTTAAAGCTTTCTCAACATGATATAACGCTGCTTCATTGTAACCATTAGCATATTCCCCTTCTTGGAATCCTAAAAGTCTATCTCTTACTATTTCTAATAGGTCACAATCTAATACGCCATCCTTAGAGCCATCTTCAAATCTAGCACCATTTTGAAATTGAACTTCAAATATAGAAGGTTCATCGCCATCATATTTACTTGCTGCAATCCAATATTGATGATTAGCTCCACCATTACCCTTTTCATCTACTGCAAAAACCTTGTTTAAATTATTCTTCTTTTGAATAGTTTGTAACTTTCTCATTATGATAATAACTCCTTTTTAACTCTAACTATTGTTTCTAGCTTACCTTTTTCGTAGCTTAAATTTCTTATAATTTCTTGATTTGCAAGTATTGTTTCCATAGTATTTTTATCAAGACAATCATTGTATTGTATTAAAATAGTTCTAGTCTTTTCCATAAGAATCTCTATTCTTCTATCAATCTCTTGTATAACTTTTTCTTCCATAAAGTTACCTCCTAAGCAACATCTGCTCTAACATTTTTTACTCTTACAAACTCTTCTAATTCACTTCTTAAAATGCTTCCATTAATTGCTTCTATAATATTTTCAGTATAGAAAACTTTTATCTTTCCATTTTTATTAGAAGGCATACTATTAACTGAATACCCTTTTCCTAATAAATTGTCAAAGCTCTCGTTTGGTTGCCATGTTCTCTTTTTGTCACCCTGGAACATTATAAATCTTCCATACTTTTTATGAGTTAACCACTCATTAAATATAGTTGTTGTTAATTTAGGTATATTTAATCTTTTAACCACTTCTGTTAATGGAATGGTTCTAAGTGATAATGAATTTGTTATAGTAGTCTTTTCAACATTAAGTCCAATAACCCTCTTGTTATTTTCTCTAATTTTTAATATGCAATCAGTATCTCCTAAGTATAATTTAGATAATAGAGAAGCAGTTTCTACTTCAAGTGCAGATATTTCTCTTTCAATATTGTTTAATTTGTCTTTAATCATTTTTAACCCTCCTAAAATGGTGTTTCCATATTTTTAGTTCTTTCTTTAAATTCATAGAACCTAGCATATTTCTTCATATCATTTAGTGATTGCTCGAACCCAAGCTTTATACCTTCATTAAGATTATTTATTTCTTTGAACTTCTTATCACATCCATTATTCCTATCTGGATGATATCTCTTAGATAAAGTTCTATATAATTCAACTGCTCTAGCTCTCATCTTCTCCAACTCATCTTTATTTGTAAGTTGTGATGATAAGAAAGTTATATGAACAAACTCTTCATATTCTTTATCTTTATCAAATATGACTTCTAAGCACTTATCTAAAAGAGTAGCTTTGTTCATTTTTGAAAGATATTTAATTTTTAATCCTTTTAACAATTTTCTTAATTGTTTAACTGTGACCTTTGCAAAATATTTAATTCTATCAATCTCACTAGCTTCTCTTAATAGTGCTATAGTCATAATTAATTTCCTCCTATTCTATAATTTCACCAGTTTCCTCATCTATCTTGGGAGAATTGGTTAAAGATTTTATAATCTCTTCCTTTATTCTTCTAGCTTCTTGATGCTCTTCTAGTAGCATATTGTAATAAGTATAAACATCTTCATCTGCAGTAAGAATACATAATTGATTAAATATAGCTAACTTAATATCTTCTCCCTCTATACCATCATCGTATAGTTCATTAACCATATTAATTATCTCTTCTTCAGATAATGAAGGATTAACATCAAACTTCTTTCTTATAAATCCTAGAGCCTTATAAACTTCTTTAAGAATTTTAGCTTTAGCCTTATTAACTTCCATTATCTCTTTCATCATTCCAACTACAACTTTAACTCTTAACTTTTCTTCTTTTGGAATAACTTCACAATAGAAATCAATATTCCAAACTAAACTAGAATCTATCATAGGATTCTTAGAATCGAAGTTTATAAACTTAACATTATCTAATAGTAAGTTATTCATAGCCAATACTTGAAAAACTTTATTTAAGGTAACGCCATTTTTTAATGCAACATCATTTAAGTTTATTAACATCTTACCAACTCCTTTAATTTATCTTATATTTATATTATATAATTACTTTTAAAAGAGTTAAGCTACATTTAAATATTTTTTAGATAATTTTTCTCTTAATATTTTTTCTAACTTGTCCAAATCTTTTACGCCAAAGTATAGTATCTCTAATAATTCATAATCATTTTCTTTAGCAAATTCTCTTTTTCTTCTATCGTGTTCTTGTTGTTTTTTGTATTGCTCTTCTCCACCATACCACTCAATAGCTCTATAATGTTGCTCCCCTTGAATCTCAATTAATAAATAATCATCTACAAAGAAATCATAAGAAAGTTGCCCACCACCCAAGCCAATTAATCCATCGAATTTCTTTTGGGATTCATATTTACAACTATATTCATCTAATATTTTCTTAGTTAAAATTTCACCATGAGAATTTATACTACAATGAGGACACCTTGTACCCTTTTTAAAGTTATTGGGGGTTACAAAATATCTATGTCCTTTGTTACATTCTATCTCAACTTTAGTACTACTATTAACATAT